CTGTCTTTAACTTTACCAGTAGATGAACGTTGGCATCATGTAGCGTGGGTAAGAAACTCTGGTGTAAATTACTTATGGATAGACGAAACTAGGTCTACTACTGTAACTGAATCATCACCAGTAACTTACGCCGCAGGTGCTACAACTAAGGTTAGCTTGGAACATGGCTTGTTAGATGAAGTCAGGATCACTAACGGTACAGCCAGATACTTAGATGCATACAGTTCCTCAATACGAACCCCAGAACGCCCATTCGGGGAAAATGATGGCTCATCATGCCCATAAAACTCCACACTAAATACCAAAGAGGTTAAATCATGCCAGATTATTCAAATACAAGATTACAATTCCGAAAAGGAACATTCGCAGAATGGGCCGCTGCTAATCCCGTTCTAGCTAGTGGTGAGCCGGGATATGATATAACAAATAAAATATTAAAAGTTGGTGACGGTACTACACAGTTTGCTAGCCTCAGTGGTATTACTGGCGGTGGAGGCAGTGGCGGGGGTGGTAGTACCCAATTTACAGGTTTGCTAGACACTCCTGCAAATTTTACAAGCTCTGCTGGATTAGTTGTTAAAGTAAATTCTGCTGCTAGCTCTTTAGAGTTTGGTGGTATAGACATTGTGACTGACACTTCTCCACAACTTGGTGGAAATCTAGATCTAAACAGTAAAAATATTACAGGTACGGGAGATATTGATCTTCAAGGTACTATAGACGCTAACGGATCAATTCAAGGGTCTTCTATTAAAAGAATTGGTGGAACATCTTCACAATTTTTAAAAGCTGATGGTAGTGTGGACTCAAATGCATACATTACATCTCTTGAAGATGACGGAACTCCAGTTTTAGGTGGAAGTTTAACATTAGATCAACACGATATTAATATTCAAGTTAAAAATGATTCTGGTTCTAGTATTACTGCTGGCACACCAGTATATATTGCTGCATATCATGCTGGAAGCAGTAAACCTCTCATAGCTCCAGCTAACGCATCTTCTACATCTACCATGCCTGCTTTTGGTATTGTAGAAAATACTATTGCTGATGGAGCAGAAGGGCTTGTAGCGATAATGGGCATTGTCGCTGGTATAGATACTACATCTCCAATATCGTTTAGTGCTAATGATATAGTTTATGTTAAAGCTGGTGGAGGACTTACCAATGTTAAACCTACTGGAGTTAGTGAGCAAATACAAAATTTAGGGAAAGTCACAAAAGTTCATAATAGTAATGGTAGAATATTATTATTGGGTGCTGGTAGATCTAATGATATTCCTAATAGTGGAACTTTTAATGGTAATGTACAAGCTGCAAGTTTTATTAAATCTGGTGGTACATCAAGTGAATTTCTTAAAGCTGATGGTAGTGTTGACACTAGCACTTACGCAACCAGTAGTGACATATCTAATTCTAGCAATTGGAATACAGCTTACGGGTGGGGCGATCACGGCGTGGCTGGATACCTCACATCTGTTAGTAATATTGACACAACTAATTTTAATGCTACCGCAATTGTCACAGCTGCTGAAACAATCGGTAGTAATGACAATGATACCACGTTGCCCACCTCCGCTGCTGTTAAAGAGTATGTAACTTCAGCTCTTGGTGGTGGTAGCTTAAATAATATGACAGAAGATAGCACTCCACAGCTTGGCGGTGATTTAGACCTAAATGGTTTTGAAATCAATGGCTCAGGAATCACAAGGCCTATACTAAGACAGGATGGAAACGATGTAATATTAAATTCTACTGGTGGCGAACTTTTCCTTAGAGGTGGAGATGCCGATTTAAGTTATCAAGTAGAAATTGCAACAACTTATGCTAAATTTGCTGATAATAGATTTCAAATTTTAGCTTCTGAAACTGTATTAAACCAAAGTGGTGCTTCTGTAGACTTCAGAGTAGAAGGCGATAACAATGCCAACTTACTGTTTGCTGACGCTAGTGCAGACAAAGTGGGAATTGGCACTTCAACCCCATCCACACTATTACACGTTGCGGGTTCTATCACAGCTACTTCTTTTGCAGCTCTTAGTGGAGTATCTTCACAGTTCTTAAAGGCTGATGGTAGTTTTGATACTTCTACTTATCTTACTTCCTACACGGAAACAGATACATTAGCTAATGTTACTTCAAGAGGAAATACTACTACTACCACTTGTGTTATACCTTTTCTTTATGCCAATCAAGCTGCTTTTCCAGCTGCATCTGGATCTCATGGAGCTATAGCCCATAGTCACTCTGATGGGGCCATGTATTTTGCTCATGGTGGATCTTGGAATAAGCTGGCAAATCAAAGTGCAGTAGATTCTGCTGGATATTTAACTGCTGAAACTAATGACCTATCTGCTGCCGTAACTTGGACAAATGTTCCTTCAGGTAACATTACGCAGGGTAGCGTAACTCAACATCAGGCAGCACTCAGTATTACTGAGTCGCAAATTAGTGATTTACAATCATACTTAACTTCAGAAACGTTTACATCTGTAGTTCAAGATACAACTCCACAACTTGGTGGAGCTTTAGATGCGCAAAGTAATAATATTACTAGCGTTGGTAATCTAGGTGTTGGCGGCGGTGCTACTTTTGAGAAAAATTTAATTGTTAATAATGCTGGAAGTGCCACTAGTTCTGATTTTCAAGTCAAGGGAGATAGTGACACTCACTTGCTTTTTACAGATGCAGCTAATGATAAGGTTGGCATTGGCACATCAACTCCTCAACACAAATTAGACGTTGTTGGTATGGGTAGATTCGTTCATGCTGATGGTAGCTGCGGGTTACAAGTCGAAGATACTGGAGGTTCTGGTCTTCACATTGGTGATTGTGCATTAGGTAGCGTTAATACTTACGCTGGAATGAAACACAGTAATCACGGAGATACTGAGTACATGATGGTTAGTAATGGAGTTACTACTTTTCTTAGTGCTGTTAATAATGGAGCCGTGATTATTAGAGGTGGTGGTAACGATTCAGCCAATGAAATTCAAATTAAAGACGTAGGGGCTGGAGTTGCTGGAATTATATTCAATGAAGGTGGTGCTGACAGAGATATTAGAATGGAAGGCGACACTGAAGAGAACTTATTTTACGTTGACGCTAGTACTAATAGAATTGGCGTTGGAACGGCTACACCCGATCAAACTTTTGATGTAAGTACTGTTCAATCTGAGATAGCTGGCTTTAATGGTCAAGCGTCTAGTGACCCAGTAGGCTCTGGAAATTTACAGTCACTTATCATAGAGACGAAGAATGGTGCAGGAGCTAAAGGTGTATACTTAAAACACATGTGCAATGAGAGTAATGGTAGCTCTACATTATCTATGAAGAATGTTCTCAGGATGGGTGAAGGCATTATATCTTTCGACGATGCCTACACAACTGGCCTAAGTACAACTTACTATCCAAAACTACAAGTTAATACTGACACTGGTGCTGTTACATTCAACAACACTTATACATTCCCAACAGCTGACGGTTCTGCAAATCAAGTACTACAAACGGACGGTGCTGGAAATATTTCTTTCGGAAATCTTAGCACTCTGAACACTACAAGTTTCGCTTCTAGTGCGATTGTAACAAACTCAGATAGCATTGCATCTAACGCTAACGATACCAGCATACCTACTTCTTCTGCTGTAAAAGCTTACGCAGATACCAAGATGGCTAGTGACACAACTGCCGTGGCTAATTCTGTAGCAGTAAATAATGTAGTTATGATTACTCAAACTAATTATGACGCTTTAGGTAGCTACGACGCTAACACTGTATACTTTATTACATCATAAGGATAAATTATGACCACATACGCATCTGGAGTATATACCAACGACTCAGCTCTAGGTAAAATATATCATGGTGAAGCAGGCGAAGTACAAAGAATGTATAAATGCAAAGAAACTGCTTTTGTACCACAGAAAGAACCTTTTAATGCTGATTTTCTTATAGTGGCTGGTGGTGGTGGTGGAACCGCTGGTTTTGCTGCCGGTGGAGGTGGAGCTGGCGGGATGAGAATAGGAACTAAAAAGTTTTACAAAGACACAAGCTACACCGTAACAGTCGGCGCTGGAGGTGCAGCAGGAAGCACAACAGATGGTGCTAGTAGTACTGCTTCAGGTTCTGTAGGTGGTGATAGCAGCGTAGAAAGAAGGTCTCATGGAGGTGGCGTTACTGGAACAGATGGTGGTTCTGGTGGAGGTCAAAGTGGAAGTATGAATGGAAGTACTTCCAGTAGCAATGCAACCAATACAGATTGTAGTGATTCAGATTCTCAAGGAAAAGATGGAGCTGACGCAAACGGTTTACTACAAGGGGGCGGTGGAGGTGGTCATAGTGCTGCCGCTACAAATGAAAATGGAGGCAATGGTTCTGCTAATTCTATTACTGGCTCTTCAGTAACTTATGCTGGAGGTGGTGGTGGTGGTGCTTTCAGTTCTACACAAGGAAGTGGTGGCTCTGGAGGTGGAGGTGCGGGAGGCGTTAGCGATTCAAGCACTACCTATTCAGCTTCTAACGCAGTAGCTCAAACTAGACATGGCGGTCATGGAACAGCAAACAAAGGCGGCGGTGGTGGAGGTGGTGGCTATTATGTTTGGGATACGGGTTTGGGTTATAACACCAATGTTGGTGGGGGCGGTGGAAATGGTGGCTCTGGCTTTGTTGCTCTTAAATATCCAAACACCTATACAATAACAGTGGGTGGGGGATTAACATCTTCAACAGCTACATCTGGGGATTACAAAATCACACAAATTACAGCTGGTACAGATACAATAAGTTTCTCATAGGAATAATAAAATGGCTCATTATGCGTTGTTAGATGAAAATAATATAGTACAACAAGTAATTGTTGGAAATAATGAGGGAGGAAGTACGAACTGGGAAGAATATTACCAAACAGTTACAGGCAAAAGCTGCAAAAGAACATCATACAACTCAAGGGGTGGTCAACACTCTATGCCTGATTGCGAATGTTTTCGTAAAAATTATGCTGGCATAGGATTCACATATGACGCAACCAGAGACGCATTCATTCCACCAAAACCATACCCAAGTTGGACTTTAAATGAAAGCTCATGCACATGGCAAGCTCCCATTTCTCAACCTCAAGTAGAATCTAACGAATTTTCTACATGGGACGAGTCAACAACTAGCTGGATAGTTAATGTAATTACTACACCCTAGGTGTATAATATAGTGTAAAATAAACTTTTAAAGGAGAAATAAAATGGGCGTAGTTTCAACAACAGATGTAGTGACAAATCCCAACACATCAATAGAATCAATTACAAATTCAACCACAGTTTGCTCTTGTTTTCCAACCGGAAGATCTTTTAAAATAGATACAAATACAGATAGTAACTTTGTAAATTTTGATACAAGTTTAACTTATGCAGAATTACAAACTTTGTACACTGCAAGGTTTGACGATATTTCTTACTACAACGCAGTAAACGGGGGTACGCCGTGAAAAATGCACTTAATGCTGTTGTTTTAATTTTAGTATCTACATGTGCTTGGGTTGCAATTTCTGATAAAGAAAGACCTTGGAGCAATGGTTTTAATTATAACTTTAGCGATTCAGTGTGTGAATGCGATACCCAAGACATTACAGAAATGTATTCAGATTATATATCAGAATGGAAGTCTGGTATAAGCACATCTTTTGACAAAGCAGAGAAAGAAGTTTTTGGAAGCAAACCTACTCCAGATATTGTAGGTCCAAATCCAGATCCTGATAAGTGTATCTGTGGAGGCTCTGGCGTGATAACTCAAGGAGATGGTCATAAAACGCCATGTCCTTATCATGGCAAAAAGATGAGCATAAAAGTTAAAGATAGGAACTTAATTTATACACCCCTTCTAACCGTGGAGTAAAAATGGATATAGATACATTAATTAGAGTGGCAGCTGTAGCATTAGCAGCAGCATTATTATTTTCAACTGTTAATTTTTCTTATTGGTTTGATAAAGTTAAATCTTTTTTTAAATGGCCCTTCAAAAAAACCACTAGAATTGTTGTACCATCAGAACCAGAGTCAGTTACATTTCTTGAAATTGTTGATCTTTGGCATCAACTTAAAGAAAGTTGCGATCAATACGGCTTAAAGGAAGCTAGCGGAAAATTGGATGAAGTATTTCCATTGTTAAATGTCGAGGAATAAAATGCACAAAACAAAAAGAACTGCTTTAGCATTGCTGCTAATCATATTTGGAGTGTTTGGTAGTGATGTTACAAGTTGGATTCCTAGTTTAATTCCAAAACCTCCACCAACCGCTATTATTAAAGTAGAAGAACCTAGTGACAAGGTATTAGCAAAAGTTAGTAATTTTTCTAGTATGATTTCAGATCCAGACGATAGAGCTAAAATAGCAATTTTTAATTACGAATTTTCGCAAAGAATTTTATCTTATAAAACAACTTCTCAAGAAGTTAATGATGTGTATAGTTTAGCGGGAAAAATATTTTTTCAAGACAGTTTAGTAGATAAGTATGGTGGACTTGGAAAAGAAATTATTAATTTAATAAAAAGCTCTATAGGAGAAGATAACCACACACTTACACAAGAGGAGAAAATAGATCTTAGTGCAAACTTTTCAGGTCTAGCTTGGGTTTTAATTCACACGAGGTAATCAGATGTCACCAAAAGAAATATCAACAATATTTACAGAATTATTTTCAAAAGATGGTTACACAGTAAATGGATTTAAAATAAAATCGAAATCTCCTTTGATAGCTAACATTGAACATAAGGGTGGTTTAACAGAAATATCATTTGGGTCTAATCCACCCAAGGCAGAAGTAACTAGGATTATTACTTTGTACGCATACGTTGAAGGTCTTGTGTTTGGCGAGACGGGAGGTACTGTAAAACTTAGAAACTTCCCAGACTTAAGCTTCTCTTATGAGGGTTCTGTATTTGCAGGAGACCCAAGCAGAATTGATTCAGAACACATAGAAGAATGTGTTAAAATTGAAGACGAAATTTGTTCAGAATATTCTTTAGATAGAGATAGAAAAATTGCAAAGAAGTGCTTGCAATATGCAAAGGAATGGGCTACAATATGTCATCAGTCAGGTGTTACTTTCGATAATGCTGATTTTTCGGACAGGTACGTTCATTACAATAATTGTTACGACTTTGTTGAAGAAAACGTTCAAAACGATATTGAAAAACGTTATGGCTCAGTCATTCTTACTTGGCTTTTTGTATATGTGGTACTACCCATGATTATTAAATGGGTTGTAAATAAAGTGCTAGAACGTTTGTTTAACGACTAATTTATTCTTTTAAAATACGAGGACGGTACATGTCAATCAAGTCATTGATGAATTACACTTTCGTGTCTAAATATGCAAGGTGGGATTCAGAGAAGTTAAGGAGAGAAACTTGGGGTGAATCAGTTGATAGAGTAAGACAAATGATGTTAGATAAATATGCAACGGATGAATCTAATCCAGAAGTCAAAAATGCTATCAATCAAGCATACGACGATATGAAGAAGAAAAAGATTCTTGGATCTCAACGCGCTTTGCAATTTGGTGGATCTCCAATATTTAAACATAATGCTAGAATATATAATTGTATTGCATCATATGTTGATAGAACAAGATTTTTTCAAGAATGCATGTATCTTCTATTATGCGGATGTGGAACTGGCTTTTCTGTGCAAAAACATCATATTGCTAAACTACCCAACTTAATTAAAGGCAAGAATGGTCAAAAGAAATTTGTTATTGATGATTCTATCGAAGGCTGGTCAGATGCTGTTGGAGTTCTTATCTCTAGTTACTTTAAGGGAGACAATCTATTCCCAGAATATAACGGCAAAACAATTGTTTTTGATTACTCAGAAATACGTCCAGCAGGCTCTCATTTAAAGTCTAGCGGAGGAAAGGCTCCCGGCCCAGATCCTTTAAGAAATGCTCTTACAAGCATAAAGAAGACCCTTGACGGAGCTATTAAAAATGGACAGAAGAAACTTAGACCCATTGAAGCATATGATATAGTAATGTATGCCGCTGATGCTGTAATTAGCGGAGGTGTTCGTCGTAGTGCTACAATTTGTCTTTTTTCTGCTGACGACGAAGAAATGGCTAAAGCCAAAACTGGTAATTGGTTCACAGAAAATCCACAGCGTGGAAGGTCAAACAACTCTGCTTTACTATTACGAAACGAAACAACTAAAGAACAGTTTTCCGAACTAATGCAATCCGTAAAAGAGTTTGGAGAGCCGGGATTTGTTTGGTCTGATTCTACAGAACTCATTGTCAACCCATGTGTAGAAATTGGCATGTGGCCCGTAGATGAACAGACAGGTAAAACTGGATGGCAGGCTTGTAATCTATCGACTATTAACTGCTCTAAGGTAACAACCAAAAAAGAATTTTATGAAGCGTGTGCTTCCGCTGCAATCATTGGAACACTACAAGCTGGATTTGCTAGCTTCCCATATCTCGGAGAGGTTTCAGAAAGAATTATTAGTCGTGAAGCTTTACTTGGAGTGTCAATGACAGGCATCATGGAACAACATGAAATTTGTCTTGACCCAGAAGTGCAAAAGAAGGGCGCGGAAATAGTCAAAGAAACAAATAAAGAGTTGGCTAAATTAATTAGTGTTAATCAAGCGGCTCGTACAACATGTGTCAAGCCAGAAGGTACATCAAGTTGTATCCTTGGAACATCCTCTGGTATACACCCACATCACGCCAAGAGATACATTCGTAGAGTCCAAGCAAATAAAATGGAACCAATCTACCAGTACTTTAAAACAATCAATCCTAGAGCCTGTGAAGAGTCCGTATGGTCTAATAATGACTCAGATGATGTTGTAGCTTTCTGCGTAGAAGTTCCAGATGGAGCAAAGATTAAAAACCAAGTTGATGCGGTTGCTTTATTAGAATACGTAAAAAGTACACAAAGAAATTGGGTGGTAAGTGGCACAAATCCAAAACAGTGTACTCAACCTTGGTTAACGCATAATGTTTCTAATACTATCAATGTTAAACCAGACGAATGGGAAGAAGTTACAAACTTTATTTATAAGCATCGTAAGTATTTCTGTGGTGTTTCTTTATTGCCAATCGCTGGTGACAAAGATTACGCACAAGCTCCATTCACAACAGTTTATCTACCTAGCGAGCAGATACAGCACTATGGAGATGCTGCAATGTTTGTTAGTGGCTTAATAGAGGTTGGACTTTCTCTTTATGAAGACAACTTGTGGGCAGCATGTGATAGTCTTCTAGGTGTTGGTAAAAGAGCAAAAGGTACAGATAAAAAAGAATACCAAGATAAATGTCAAAAGTTTGCTGACAAATATATGGATGGTGATTTAAAACAACTAACATACTGCATGAAAGATGTTTATAATTGGAAAGAATGGCTAGACATTAAACGTGAATATAAAGACATTGACTATACTAAAGTTATAGAAGAAGAAAATAATGTAAATCCAGTGCAAGAAGTAGCTTGTGCTGGTGGTAAATGCGATATAATTTAGGAGGAATATCAATGATGGGATTCGTATCATATAAGTTATTGACAGAAACGGCACAGATGCCATTCAAGTCACATAGATCAGACGCTGGGTTTGACTTGGTTGCTGATGAAAACGTTTGGGTATTTGCAAAAGAACGACAAACAATTAAAACTGGTATATCGTTTGATATGCCTGACAATATGGCTGGATTAATTTGGCCCAGATCTGGGCTAGCAGTTAAGAAGGGCATAGATGTTTTAGCTGGAGTTATAGACTCTGGCTACAGAGGAGAGATCATGGTTTGTTTATACAATACTTCTAATGTAGATGTAGAAATAAAACGTGGGGATAGAATCGCGCAGATTATATTCCAAGAGGTTCCCGGTATCTCTTTACTTTTAAGAGAAGAATTGGAAACCTCACAACGAGGGAGTAATGGTTTTGGCAGCACAGGCACATAACAATCGAAAAAAGCGTCAAGAAAAAAAAGCATACAAACCAAACGTTCTGGAGGCTAAGACTGAAAACCAAAAAAATTATATTAGATCTATTGTGGAAAACGATGTTGTTTTTTGCACAGGTCCGTCTGGCAGTGGTAAATCTTTCATAGCAGCTGGAATCGCAGCACAAAAATTGCTTAAAGATGAAATAGATACTATCATTGTTACTAGACCTTTAGTTTGTACTGGTCGAGATCTTGGATCTTTACCGGGAGAACTAAATGATAAAATCAAACCTTATCTTCAACCTATGGAAGAAAATTTAAAATTCTTTTTAGGTAGAGACAAATTTGGAATGTATTTTAATCAACGTAGAATTAGATTTGAACCTCTGGAAACCATGAGGGGTTCTACCTTTCATGATTCATACATGATACTGGATGAGGCTCAAAACTGTACTATAGAACAGATTAAAATGTTTGTTACACGAATGGGAAAGCATTCTAAAGTGCTTATAAATGGTGATAATAAACAAACAGACATCTTTAAATATAGTGGTTTAGATACTTGTGTTGAAAAACTATCTAATATTCCGGGTGTTGGAATTTGCAAATTAGAGTATCATGATATACAGAGGAATGGAATTATTGGAGCAGTGCTTTACGCATTAGAGTCATGAATGAAGATGAAAGGGCAAAGCTTATACGTCTTTGTCAGGACAAAATAGAAGATCAGAAGACACACGAAGCTACCATTGGTTATGGCGAAGACTACACTGATGGTAGAATCGTGGGTCAGGCTGCACTTGCAAGAAGAATATTGTTAATATTGAATAAGGAATGGTACTAATATGTTATATGACTATGGATGCCATGAATGTGGCGAGACTCTTAAGGATATTAAACAATCTATTCATGACGAAGCGTTGACTTTATGCCCATCGTGTGGTAAACATTCCTTAGAAAGAGTACCATATGGTGGGCTTGGTTCTTTCATGAAAAACAGCTCTAATACTATTGGTGGTCAAGCTGATAAAAATTGGTCAAACATGGGCCATTATCAAAGATCTGAGATAGAAGAAAAACACAAACAAGAACATGGTAAGGTTAAAGAAAATAAAGAAATGCGTACAAAGATTAATAGTATGTCAGCGCAACAAAAAACAAACTATATAGTAAAGGGTGAATAATGGATACACAAGACTTTGGCAGGGGCATTGAAAAAAAAACAATAAAGAAGTACAATAGAAAAGGAAAGCCAGTTACAACGGATGACGAACTAGTGTATGCTCAAGTTGTTGATCTGCTATACTATGACAATAGGAAAGAGAAGACATATTCTGTTCTAACACTAAACGGAATTCTGTACGACCCATTTGGTATAGATGGTCATAGAAATGCTGGAAGGATGGGTGTTAAGCTTAGAACTACTACTCAGGCGGTATTAGATTCTTATATGAAATATTTAATTACAAAAAACAAGATTCACATTACCAAAGCAAACAGGAGTTTTATATATGTCTAAAAAAGGACCACTAGGTAAAGCAGAAACATTTTATATCGACAACCATCATGAAACAATGGACGCTGTTGACATAGCTGCCGATTTAGATAGAACTGTAAAATCAGTTGAAACATACGTTAAAAAGAATCACTCTAAAAATAAATTAGTGAACCCTGCTGGTGATCATTTTATACGCCAGAAAGGTGTCACAATAATGTCTGAAACTTCATCTACCATTGCTGACGATAGAAGAAAGTCTTTTGAAAAGAAGCAGTCAAGTTGTATTACAAGCATTACCGATAAAAAGGAATAATAATGATTTTATGTGGGGATAAGGAATTTAGACAAGAGTATAATAAAGGCACTAATACAAAGAATATATGGATAGTTGCGGTCACAAATAGTGACACATATTACTTGCAAAATTTTGATGATTGGTTAAAGTTTAAAAAAAATTGTGACAATTCAAATATTAAATTGAGATCTGTTGGTTTGCAATATAAGTCACACCGTGTTAAACAAGATGTATCACAAGCTGATGGTGCTTATGTAATCAGAAGTGTTAAAGCTAATTTTGGTGGAGAATCTATAGACACTTTTGTTACTGGTATTGTTAATGGTAACAAAGTTAGTAAAATACTGTGGTCTACACCATCCTTGATTCCAGAAGATGAATTTGAAGAAGATGTTAGTAAGTGTTTTAAAGAGGCTATAATTTACCATAATGCAAAACAACAAACCTGAATTATTTAGTAAAAAATATCAAAAAGAGTGGTCAGAAGAATACAACTATAAACATATTCATACTGGCGAACATTGCACATTTGAATCATACTTTGCAGAGTATCTTATCCTTAGATGGACAGACGCATTTAAGATGGATAAACCATCTTACAAGTTCTGGACGGCTGGTGATAAGTATCATGATATGTTTATGAGAAACATGAAAGCCGCTAGAGGTTTGAAGAAGAAATATGAACCTGCATTAATACTTGCTGCTGTAAAATCAGATCACTTTAAAAATATATACCACATTGGACTTAAAGCTTATGGACCTAGAGGATGGAAGTATAATCAGGTTGCGTTAGAAGCAATAAAGAGGTATGATAAAGAACACAAGGATTTTCTAAAATCGCGTGATCAGTCAGCGGAAGCAGACGCTGCGACTGTAGAGCCAGAAGTAAAAAAATTGAAAACAAGAAGCAAGCAATATTCAAGTAAGAAAAGTTCTATAAACAAATTGAGGGATCTATGAGCAAGGTTAAGAAGAAAAAAGTAGTAAATAAATTTGAAACAGACGTTGTAAGTAATTCCGTTGTGAGTAAATACGGAGATGTTGTTAGCACTGGTACTGAAGTCCTAGAAAATATTAATCAGCTAGAAGTAATTGGTGTGTCTCCAGCTTTAGACATTGCTCTTGGAGGTGGACTACGAGAAGGTTCTGTGGTCGTCATGACGGGAGATCCTAAGTCTGGAAAGACAACAACTGCCTTACACTTCGCCGCCAAATGTCAAGCTCAAGACAAACGTGTTATTTATCTCAACACAGAGGGAAGACTCTCTAAGCAAAACTTCGATGGCATAAAGGGCTTAGATCCTGAGCGGATTTTAATTATACAGTCTACAGATGATAAGATATTGTCGGCAGAAGAATTCTTAAATATTACAGAGTATTATATTAACAATGATCCGGGTTGTTTAATTATCGCAGACTCATTATCCAATATGGTTCCATCAGTAGAGCTTGACGGTGAAGTGCGAACAGGTGTACGTAACGCACTACCTAGATTGTTATCTATGTTTTTTAAGCGTATCAGCGGCTCTCTCATGAAGAATAAAACAATTCTTATTGCTGTGACTCATAATATTGCAAACACTGGTGGTTCTCCATACGCACCAGCAAAGATGGCAGACTGTGGCAACATGTTGCAATATCAGGCTGGTACTAATATGGTTATTACCCATCGTGGTAGATGGCAAGTTCCAAAGGATACTGGACCTCACGTTGGTCAGATTGCTAATTGGAATGTTAAAACATCATGCGCTGGTGGTACTCCAAACAGCACAGCAGAAAGTTGGATTCGTTATGGAATTGGTCTGGATGAAGTTCAAGAGGTTGTGCAAATAGCCTGTGAGTTTAGACTGATTAAAACTGCTGGAGCTTGGTATACGATTCAATGTGCGATTGATAACCTAGAACATCCGGCAATACAAAAAATTATGAAAGCAAATGAAGTGCCTGACAAGCCAGAAGACATTGAAAGGTTTTTTAAGTTTCAGGGGTCAAATAATTTAGCCATATTCTTAAATGATAACCCAGATATTTCCCAGCTTGTATACGATCAGATTAAAGAGTTATTTTAATACAATCCTAACACTGTTTTAAAATATTACAGGGGTATAATATTACATTAAGGGTACAATGTGTACCTCTCGCTTTATACCTACTATTAATTGAAAAGGAATCACGATATGTTTAAACGAAAAGGTTTTACACTTATCGAACTACTTGTGGTCATTGCTATTATCGGCGTACTTGTTGGACTTTTGTTGCCTGCCGTACAGCAAGCTAGAGAAGCTGCACGAAGAATGTCATGTGCAAATAACTTAAAACAACAAGGTCTTGCTATGCACAGTAGCTTGGACTCACAACGATACTTTCCCGCTGCTTCTTGGACTATTGATTCTGCTGGTAAATCTAACACAGGCAATCGTTCTGGCACAGAGCATAGTTGGAGAGCGTTTGTTCTAGGGCAAATGGAACAAAGGGCGATAGCAGACCAATATGATTTTACTAAAAATTGGTGGGAGCAAAATGCTACAGTATTATCTGCAAATTTAAATGTCTTCAAGTGTCCATCTGCTATGCCTCCCGCTGGTGGTTATGCTAGTGTGGATGGGCCTAGTAGAGATGATGACAGTGCTGCTATTAGCATGAACCCTAATAATCTTGGATATACAGATTATGAGACATTCACGGGAGTCAAGAGTAAAGTATTCCCTGCTGCTTCTGATATCTATGCAGCAAAAGATAGAAACGAAGGGTGTCTAATTAAAGACGCTGTAACTAGAGATGCTCACATTAGAGATGGATTTTCTAATACTATGTTGATTATTGAATGTGGAAGTAGACCTGACACTTATAAAGCTGATACTAATAATGGTGGAACCCCTACTGGTGATACTAATCAGTGTATCGGTTGGGCTGATAGTGTTGGGCCATTTAAATTAGACGGCATGGATAGCAATGGAGACAAGTGTAAAAATTGTGCTGGTAATATTCCTTTTGGAGTTACTAATAATGGTGAAGCATTTAGTTTTCATCCCGGCATTATGAACGCTTGTTACGCTGACGGTTCAGTGAGAACTATTAATGAGAACGTAAATTTGAGCGTATTTGCTACACAGATTACAAGAGCTGGTGGAGAAATCAATCAATGACACAACCACTGAGTAGAGAGTATTTACTTAGTAGAGGTGCTTGTTGTGGTAGCGGGTGTAAGAACTGCCCCTATGTGCCTAAAAACACTAGGGGTAGCAAGGAAATTAAAAAATGAGTATAATTAATATATTTGAAATTGCTGCTGGAGTTATTCTGGCTAAACTTGTGATAGGAATATTGAATGAAAGTTACTGGTATAAATGGGAGAGAGTACGCTTGGAATTTAACAAGCTATTCAGTAGACGCAAACGACAAGCGGAAGAGATCAAAGTTTCACGTTCGCGCAAGAAATCTCTTGAAGACTATCTACCATAGTTATAGAATACTTGAAGAAGTAAAATTGCCGGGAAGTACCCCATCGCACAGAAAAGGCGTGTTGTATTTAGACTTTTATATACCACAGATTATGCTAGCTGTAGAGGTGCATGGTCAACAGCATTATAAGTATACGCCATTCTTTCATAAGAATAAAGCAGACTTTGCCATTGCAAAAGCAAAGGATGAAGATAAAATAGAGTGGTGTGGATTGAACAAAATTGATATAATAGTATTGAGGTATTCAGATACAGATGAGCAATGGAGAGATCAAATTGAAAACGGCGAGTGAGCAGTTGGCTGACTTGAAAGCTATGGTTGATGACTTCTTGAATGCCAGCAATGCTAGGTTTAATAAGAAGTTTAGAGATGATTGGCATAGATGTGCTAATGCTGATAGGGAAACCATCAGTTCTCTTACCCAAGCAGAACTATTTGATTGGTCGTATCAACTATATAGCTACTCCACACATCTACAAGATGAATTAAATATGCAGAAGATTGCTCTAAATTGGTGTAACGACAAGCTAAATAAAATGGTTGCAAAAAACCACGATCAGTTTAGTAAGTATACTAAATATGAGGAACGTAGACCACTTATAATTGTAAACGATGAATACGCAGCAACAGTAGATCACTATCGTGAGATTGCAGAGTCAAGGATACAGGCACTTGACGGTAAAATATATGAATTAAAACGTAAAGCAGATATACTATTAGAGAAAGGTAAAAGAACATGAGTATGAATGAGTTTATAAAAACGTTGACAGAAGAACAAAAGCGGGCTTTATTGAAAGCATTATCTGGGGGCAGTTTTGACCCAGAGGTTCCAAACAAGCCTTTTACCACACATCCTCCTTCTATAGATAGACTTCAGCACGAAGAACCAATTTCAGAAGCTGTTGATGGAGATTTTACTATGAAACAAAAAGACTCTCTGACTTCTAGGAGAAGAAGCCCAGTAAAAGCTGGCAAAAACCAGTGGACTGACCAAGGCGAGTGTAGAGGTAAGGATGTTGAAACACCAAAAATTAAGCCTACTCCTAGAAACAGAAAGCCTCCTAGAAAAAAAAGTGTTACCTGTCATGTTTGCGGTAAGAGTACCAAGGTAAATGCCAACTTTGTACATGGTGAGTTTTATCGTTGCGACAAATGCTCAGGTACTAAATAATGGAAGAAAAACTCTTAGATGTTGGAGCTGAAAGAGCTGTACTTGCAGGCTTGTTGCAATACGGTATAGATGCATATGTTGCAGTTTCAGATTTAATATCAGTAGACAGTTTTGGAAACAAAAATAACAAAATTATTTACAGATGTATAGATGATATCATATCTAATGATCAAGTCCCAGACATAGCAACGTTGCTAGCTTCAGCAGAACAGCTAAATTGCATTGATCAAATTAGCACGAAGCAAGAATTAGGCTACATAAAGTCTTTGTATGATTTTCCAGTAAGTCAGGAAAACATATTTAGCTTTGCTATACAGATGAAAAAGTTTGAGTTTGCTCGTAAAATAAAAAAACTGACCATGAAAATACACAAGGATGTGGACAAGGTTAGTGGGACAGAGAGTGTCAATGACATTATACAAATACTTGAAAATCCAGTTACAGATTTTTTACGAGAGGATGATGGTGGTGAGAATCCAGAAAAGATAGGAGCAGGAATAGAAGATTATGTCAAATTTCTCGAAGAAAACAAGTGTGATATCATTGGTATACCCACGGGATTCACGCGATACGACGAAGCCATTGGTGGCGGTCTTCGACGAAAATGCGTTGATCTTGTTTCTGCAAGACCAAAAGTTGGTAAGTCGGTATTTGCTGACAATGTTGCCCTTAACGTATCCTCGGATGGAGTACCCGTATTAGTATTAGACACAGAGATGTCTAAAGAAGATCATTTAAATAGATTGATTGCAAACATAAGCGGAGTACCTATCAATGAAGTAGCAACTGGTAAATTCACAGAAGATTCTATAAAAAACGAAAAGGTGCAAATGGCAGTGGAAAAACTATCTACCATACCATATAGCTATGTGAGTGTAGCTGGCAAGCCGTTTGAACAAATATTAAATATAATTAAGAGATGGATAGTACAAGAGGTTAAGTCAGACGAGATGGGCAAGACGAATGATTGCGTAGTTGTCTATGACTACTTAAAGCTTATGTCTTCCGCTTCTATCAACAATAATATGCAAGAGTATCAAGCTTTGGGGTTTCAGATAACTTCTTTACATAATTTATGCGTAAAGCTGGACATACCATGTTTATCTTTTGTGCAATTAAATAGAGATGGCATTACTAAAGAAAGTACTGATGCTGTAAGTGGATCAGACCGTTTAATATGGCTGTGTACATCGTTTAGTATATTTAAGGCTAAGTCGCCAGAAGAATTAGCAGAGGACGGACCTCAAGCTGGTAATAGAAAACTAGTACCAATTGTATCAAGACATGGGGCTGGGATGGATGACGGTGATTATATTAATATGCAAATGCAAGGCGCACACGCAAAGTTGCTAGAACTTAGAACTAGAAATGAATTCAAAAATCAACCTATTGGTGATACTGGTTTAGTGGACAATGACTCTATCAAAAAAGTAGCAAATGAACTTACAGCAAATCAAGAAGAAGCTTAACAATAGTGCCGAAGCTGTGTTTAAAAAGCTAGGCATGAAGTGCGAAGTCTTTAATGATAATATCTATTCAACATGTCCTGTTCACGAAAACAGTGACAACCCAAGAGCTTTTTCTTTCTCTCAAGAAAAAGGTATATGGAAGTGTTGGACAAGAGACTGCCAGCAGGAACATGGTAACGATATATTTGCACTTATACAAGGAACACTATCTAATCAATCTGGTACTAATGTAGAATTTAAAGATGTTTTAAAATGGGTGAAGGAAGAATTCAACATTAAATCTACTAGTTTCACTTCGGAAGTACACATAGAAGATGAGGATGAAGACTTTGCTAGTATAATTAAATTCATGAACCAAACTTGTAAGTGTTTAGACGACAAACCCATAAAGTTCCATCATGAAGTATCAAAACCTTCTAATTATTTCATAGGTAGAGGTTTTAAAAAATCAACTTTAAACTATTTTGATGTGGGAGATTGCCACGAACAGGGTATAATGAAAGAAAGGTCTATTATACCTATCCACAATGACAATGGAGAACTATTAGTTGGCATGATAGGTAGATCAATAAAAGAATATCGTATGCCAAAATTCTTAATATCACCCACGGGATTTAATAAGAGAAATTATTTTTATAATTATCACAGAGCAATACAGAGGGCAGAAGAAACTTCTTGTCTTTATATACTAGAAGGACAAGGAGATGTTTGGAAACTACATGAATCGGGTGTAAGGAATGCAGTTAGTGTGTTTGGTAAAAGTATTTCTAAAGAACAGTCAAATAAAATTAAGAAACTTGCTGTTACACACCTAATTGTACTAATGGATAACGATCAAGCTGGTAGAGAAGCAATGGTTCAAATGAAAAGAGAGTTTGGTCGTATGTATAAGCTGACTTTTCCAAAGTTATCAGATAAGGATGTTGGAGACATGTCTGTTTATAAAATTAAGAAAGATATACTTAGCGAATTGAAAGGTACTTACTAATGAGAATAATTGGGATATCTGGGAGGAAGCAAGCTGGTAAAAATACAGTAGCTAATTTTATCACAGGCTGTATCATTAAAGATCGTGCAATGGTGTCAGACTTTGACATTGGCGACAAGGGTGAGCTAGAAATAGAGACTCAAGACGTTAAAGGTGCAAAGGGTTGGGGAATATTTGATATTACAAGAAAAGACACAGACTTTGTGTCATACGCTGAACAAGAGTTGTGGCCCCACGTTAAACTTTATCACTTTGCTGATTGTCTTAAGCATTTATCTGTTTCTTTATTTGATCTTGAGCCAAGACAAGTGTATGGAACTGATGAAGATAAGAATACTCAAACTCCATATAGCCAGAACGGTTGGAAACATAAGATGACAGCTAGAGAGTTTTTACAATATTTTGGAACAGATATTATGAGAAAAATAAAAGACACGGTATGGGTAGATTATACACTCAAATTAATTCAAGAAGAACAATCTTCTGTAGCATTAATACCAGATGTAAGATTTCCTAACGAGATTGATGCCATACAAAAGGCTGGTGGCATCGTTCTAAGATTAACACGAGATGTGTACTCAGACAACCACAGGTGTGAATCTGCTCTAGATCGTGATAATTTCGATTGGTCTAAGTTTGACCATGTTGTAGATAACGATACTGACGTTGCTGGTTTAATTAAAATTTTAGAAGAACAAAAACACATCTGGAGTGATATCAATGCTAGTAACATACATTAGATCTTCAAGTTATAATAATTATGCATACTGCCAAATGCAGTACTTCATAACATATGTTCTTGGCTATCAATCAAAAAGTGGCAAAAAGGCTGACATGGGAACGATGGTTCACAAAGTCATGGAGGTCTTGGCTGGGTTAAAAAAATATGAACAAGACAAGCCCAAAGTAAAGTTCTTAAGAGTTGATGATGATGCTATAGGTAAATTTAAGTGCAAAAAATCAGAATTACACACTAAGGAATTAGTGGACCAATTGATTGATCTAAGTATAGATTCTTACGCTAAAGGATCTCACCATAGCTTTACCAACAAGGACAGGCAAGATATAGCAACCACCGCTTGGTGCTTCCTAACCCATAGCGATGGACAGTTTGACCCCAGATTAAGAAACATCCACTTCCCTGAACCCCACTTTGATATACCTATTGAGGAGGATTGGGCTAAGTTTGAGTATGAGCGCAACGGAGAGATGGTTCAAGGACAGCTAGCAATCAAAGGAACAATTGACCTTGTAACCAAGATTAACGACGATACAATAGAGGTTATAGATTGGAAAACTGGAAGAAGAATGGATTGGGCTACTGGAGAGGTAAAAGACTACAAAAAACTAGAGAATGATCCACAGTTATTATTGTATTACTATGCTATATCTAAATTATACCCAGAGTTCCCCAATAGAATAATGAGCATATTCTTCTATAAAGATAAAGATGGCGATCCTGACCCGTCACCTTTTAGCCTGTGTTTTTCCTCAGAAGACGAATCTAGGTTCCTAGAAATGTTAAAAAATAGAGTACAAGAAATTAGAGAAAATATCGCCCCCAAGCCCCTAGATTATAACAGAAAGCACTGGAAGTGTAAGAATTTGTGTCATTTTTGCAAGACCAAGTGGCCTGAAACAGACCAGAATATGTGTATTTATATAGAGAACCATATAAAAGAACACGGAATGGAAAAAACTATAAAAGATTGTAGTAGGGAAGGATTTGACATAGGATTCTATGAAGCACCCGGATAAACTATTAACAATAGGCATGGCTTGTTATGATGACTACAATGGTGTAGTTTTTTCCTGTCAAAGCTTAAGGATGTATCACGATTTAGTGTCAACTGATCAAGTAGAAATTGTTATATTAGATAACAATCCAGACAGTGAGCATGGCAAAGCTACAAAAAAATACGTTAATCTAGCCATGAAAGGCTTAGGTAGGTATGTAGAGAAGCGAGATCGTTGTTCAAGTTTTAATAAATATGATATAGTAAACGAGGCTGTAGGAAAATATGTTTTAATAATGGACTGTCACGTTATGTTGCAGAGGGAAGCATTAGAGTATTTATTAACATATTATAGAAACAATAGAAACTGTAAAGACTTGGTTCAAGGACCACTTCTGTACGACAACTTAACAAATTACTCCACACATTTTGAAGATAAGTGGCGAGGCAATATGTATGGAGTCTGGAGTACAAATAAAAAAGACTATCAGGCAGGCAAACCTTTCGAGATAAACATGCAAGGCATGGGTTTATTATCTTTTGAAAAAAAGAATTGGCCCGGAATACATAAAGGATTCAAAGGGTTTGGTGGAGAAGAAGGATATATAGCTCAAAAGTTTAGAAATAATGGCGGTAAGAATATATGCATACCACAATTAGGCTGGTGGCATAGGTTTGGGAGACCAGACGGTGTAAAATACCCACTCACTTTAGAAGATAGAATTTGGAATTATTTTCTTGGCTGGATGGAAGCTACAGGGAAAGAAGAGTGCGAAGTCGTTCGCGGAGCAATAGATCATTTTTCAGAGAGTATATCAAAAGAAAAAGTTATTAGTATTCTACAACAAGTCAAAAAATATTTATACGAGGAACAAAACAATGAAGAACAATGAAGATAAAAAAGCTTTAATGTCCCAAGCAGATATTGAGTACACTATAGAAACCTATGGTTTTGAAGAAGAGTTGACAGAAGAAAATTTTTATGTTCCAACAGAAGCAGAATATGAAGATTTTGGCGAAGAAGTAGAAGAACATGACGCTGCATCGCTCTGGGAAAATATTCGCAAAAAGAAAGAACGTGAAGGCAAAAAATATAAACCTGCCAAGAAGGGCGATAAAGATAGACCAGATCCAGAAGCTTGGAAGAAAGCTCAGTCAGAACCTTCAGAAAAGCAAAAAAAAGGACTTGATAAAAACAAAGACGGCAAGGTTACTAAAGAAGACTTTGAATTGCTGAGAAAAGGTAAAGGCGGTTCGTATAAATATGAACATCCAAAAACCGGAGAAGAATTTACATACAGACGAAAAGGCATTTACAAAAAAGGCGATACAACCTTGGTATATCAAGGTAAGGCAGCTGAGTATCAAGGCAAAAAAGTTAAGTTAGGAAAACCATTTCTGACTCCTGATGGGCCTAAGAAAAGAAGCGTATACGTTAAAAATGGGTCTGGTAATGTAGTCAAAGTAAATTTTGGTGATCCTAATATGTCGATAAAAAAAGACAATCCAGCAAGACGAAAATCTTTTAGAGCTAGACACAACTGTGCTAATCCCGGCCCAAAATGGAAGGCTAGATATTGGTCATGCAAAGCTTGGTAAAAAAGTGGAAAGATCATTTAAACAACAACAATATGACTTACTGGCAACATTTAAAATTCGCTGTAGGTCATGGGGTATGTTGTATAAAAGCTGGTTTGTTTTTGTGCGTACACGGCTTGTTGCCTTGTTTTAGACGTAGGGCTGGGGAAAGATTAGTACATAGATTATATAAAGACTTTATAGAGCATAAGAATAATGTCAATAATAAATAAGATAGATCAAATTATCAGACAGCAAGAAAATATAGATGACCTTGGTTATCTAAGAAATAAAATGTCATATCAAGATGACATTAAAAATAATGTAGTAAAAATTGATTGGCTAAAAATTATTGATGCACCTCCTAAAAACAGTAGCCCAAAGACCACTAGAGAGTTGGCATCTATCAGTAAAGCTACTGTGAATAGGACAGCTAAGGAAATAGATTTAGTTATAAAAGTAGACAAAGACCCCATAAATTTATTTCTTGATTTCTTGGAAAATAAAAACTTGAATTTCCCAAAGAGTAAATTTTATACATTTTATGATTTTCTTGAGCCTTATATATATGGATTGAAATATCATTTTAATAGGGCTAGACCAGAACAGCTTGCACCATATCATAATATAAATATAAAAATTCTTTACACAGACACTCATCACACACCGTCCTATCCAAGTGGACACACAATGTATGCTGAACTTGCAGCCCATATACTATCTGATGAGTATCCAGAATACAAATCTAATTTTTTTGAAATAGCTAAATTTTGTGGGTTAGCTAGAGTTTTACAAGGCGTACACTTTCCTTCAGACAATGAAGCTAGTGTTGCGGCTGTTAATGTTTTATATCCACTCATAAAGGAAGGTATAGAAAATGTCAAAACCAGTAAAGAGTTTCCCTTTGACGGATAGTCCAAGAACAACTGAACCTAAAAAAATACCAATGCCTAAAAAATGATTTTTGATTTTGTTGATATTGGTACTTCTGATTTTAGATATACTATACCAGAAAATAATGAGTCTGGTATATACGTTGAGCCTATAGATTTTTATTTAAATAACATAGAATATTATTCTAATACCATAAAAGTCAAAGCAGCTATAACAGATAAAAATAGTACAATTCCTATATATTATATTGAACCTGAAACAATTAAAGAATATGACCTACCCTTTTTCTTGCGTGGTTGTAACAAAATTGCAGAAATACACGAAGCCATTACGATAGAGTGCGAAAAACGTAATATACTTGTTAGCTCAGTTATCAAAGCTCAAGAAGTAGAGTGTATGACTTTTGAAACGTTTATTAATAATTTCGAGATATCCTCTATTAAAAAATTAAAGATTGACGCAGAAGGTTTTGATTGTAAAATTGTTCAACAGATGCTAGAATTAGTTAGACAGGATTTTTCTGTAAGCAATGTAGAATTTGAAATTAACCCATTGTTTACAAACCCAAAAGAGATTGAAGACACTCGTTGTGCGTTGGCTAAAAGTAACTATTGTTTGCTACCTAGAGCAGATAAAGATACTACGCCATCAAACAAGTATGATGTAAGATTTTATTATAAGGAATGAGGATAGTGTATTGAATTGGTTTCCACTGAAGAACTTTACGCATTATAGTTTGCTTAAAGGGTTTTCTAAGCCACATGAACTTGCAAAAATATGCGCCGATAGAGACTATCCAGCATGTGGGATTACAGACTACAAATCTATATCTGGAGCTGTGTCGTTTCATCAAGCTTGTAAAAAGATGGGCATAAAGCCTATTATTGGCTGTGCGTTTGATAGCACAACTGTTTACGCTAAGAACAAAGATGGTTGGAACGACTTGATACAAATGGTTTCCATGACAGACGAAAATGGAAGTATACCTAAAAACATAGCTAAAGACATTATCAGTAAAAATAATTTAATTGGAATACAGCAGTCTAAAGATAATATTCAACCATCCTACTATGCTAAAAAAGAACATGCAGTTCTGCACAGAGTTCTACTCTGTTCTGCCTTAAAAAAAACCCTACCTAAAATAAACGCACAAATTAGAAATAATAATTTAGATCCAGAAGTTTTAGAATATTTTCAGAAAGACGATAAATGCGTAACAGAAGGTAAAGTCACTAAAGAGTTGGAGCATATATATAATTCTTGCGAAGACTACGAAATATTAAGCCCACCCATGCTTCCTAAATTTTTATGTCCTAACAATATGTCTCAAGAAGAGTATCTAACAAGAATGGCTCGGGAAGGGTACAAAAAGTTTTTGTCTAAAAAGGTAGGTAACGACGATGCTAAACGTATACAGTACGGTGACAGATTTAGGAAAGAGCTACAAGTAATAAAAGATGCAGACTTGTTTGGATACTTTCTTATAGTTCAAGATATTATTAGACACGTTGAAGAAGACATGGGATGGTTGGCTGGACCGGGAAGAGGTTCTGCCGCAGGGTGTTTAATTTCTTATCTAGTTGGCATAACAAAGATTGACCCAGTTGAACACGACTTAATATTTGAAAGATTTTACAACGCTGGCAGAAATACTGGCGGTCATGTTTCACTGCCTGATATTGACATGGATGTTCCGGGTAAGAAGCGTGACGACGTTATAGAATATTTAAAGAAAACGTATGGTAATGAACATGTTAGCCAGATGATAACTTTTGGTAGACTAAGGGGGCGTAGTGCAATAAAAGAAGTACTTCGTGTCAATGAAGCTTGTTCTTTTAGTGAGATGAATGCTATAACTAAGAGTGTACCAAACGAGGCCGAAATATCAGATCAACTTGCAGACATGGACGATGAAGATAGATCAATTATCAGATGGTCTTTGCTGAACCGCGCGGATGAGCTGCGAGACTTTTGCCAAATATCAGACGATGGTAAGCTTGAAGGTGACTATGCAGAATATTTCCAACAAGCAATTGACATAGAAGGAACATTCAAGACTCAAGGTAAACATGCTGCTGGAGTTGTAATATCTAAAGACAAGCTTAAAAATGTATGCCCAATGATACCGCAGAAAGGTTCTACAGAAAAAATAGCAGGATTAGAAATGACAGATTTAGAAGCACTGGGTCATGTAAAATTTGATGTCTTAGGAATTAATCTACTAGACAAGCTAATGAAAATTAAGGAATTGACTAATGATAGAGGTTGAAGTTACAGATTATATGAGAGTTAAAGCCAGAGTAATGGCTAAAGATTTAGGCAAGCTTAACAATTCTATAACCAAGGGTAAAGGTAACGTTGCGGGTTTTGTAGGAGAGTTGATAGCTTTGGAGTGTGTTGGTGGAATTAAAGCTAATACTTATGACTTTGATATTGTAAGTGGTGGCAAAACATATGATGTAAAAACAAAACGATGCACAAGTCCTCCTAAGCCACACTACGACTGTTCAGTAGCTGCGTTTAATACAAAACAAAGATGTGATATTTACCTTTTTGTAAGAGTACAATTTGAAGGTGATAGACCTGTAAAAGCATGGGTGTTAGGACAAAAGAACAAGGCTGAGTATTTTAAACAGGCTAGAAAACTAAAGAAGGGCGACATTGATCCAAGTAATAATTTTAAAGTTAAAGCAGATTGTTTTAACCTAAGCATTAATAAACTAGATAAACTAGAAAAGAAGGACTAATTATGGCTAATAGAGACTTTATTGTATTTGACTTTGAAACAGGTGGACGCAACCCTAACAGATGTCAACCAACTCAGCTAGCAGCTCTCGCTCTGGACGGTCGCAACCTTTCCATGAAGGGTACTTTTAATAGCGAGATTAGACCTATTATTAACGACGAGGCTGCTATTGCTGCTGGGTTAGACCCTCTTGAAGAAGGAGCGTTGAAAATAACTGGGAAGAATAGAAAAGATCTAGCCAAAGCTCCAACGGCAAAATCAGTATGGAGAAAGTTTTGCACCTTTGTGGATAAATACAATTGGAAGAAAGATCCATTCTTTAATCCTATTCCAGTAGGCTTTAATATCATAGGATTTGACATGGTTATTATTAATCGCTTATGTAAAGAGTATGGACCATTCGATGAAGGCAGGCAACAACAAAAGATCTTCAGTAAGATTCACAAATGTGATGTTATGGATAATATGCATATGTGGACAGAGGGCGATCCTAGCATTAGATCAATTAGCATGGACACGCTGCGTGAGCGTATGGGCTTGAGTACAGATAATGCTCACGATGCCTTGCAGGATGTTAAGGATACAGCTAATATCTTTATAAAGCTATTGAAGACTCATCGTGCAGTCTACCAAAACATTGAACTGGACAAGGCGTTTGCTAACGGTAATCTGTATGTCAAATAATGAATTAACAAAAAAACAATTATTGATACAAGATGTTATTTTGCCCTATCATCCAACTTTCGCTGAATCTGTTGACATAAATAAAATTAATGCAGAATGGTTTGATGTGTCTCTTCTTTTAGAAGAAGCCATGTCTCATATTGGTGGATACGAAAGAATTGATTCTTATCACATGGATTTTAGTGATGGAAGCGACTGTAAATCTTCTACAATAAACAATAGAAAAAGAGGCTTAGTCGATAGAGTTGTTTCGCATGGTGGCAAAGAAAAGCATGGAACTCTGAGGGTGGTCGTATACAACTCAATAAAACAAAAGGTAATGTATTATGCACTACCAAAAAAAGATTGGATTAAAATGGTTAATATACACCCTACTAACAAGCAGGGGTCAATAAATTATGGATATAAAATAGAACAAGATATCATACCTAAATTTGAAGATTTTAGATGCAAAACATTTGAAGCATTGTGCTTAACCAAAAACGAAGAGTGTTGCGATGGAATATAACGACGAGAAAACTTGGAAGCTATTTGAAGAAGGTAAAACCAAGGGTGTCTTCCAGCTAGAAAGCAACCTTGGTAAGTCTTGGTCTAAGAAACTTGCCCCAAATAATATTGAAGAGTTGTCAGCTTTAATTGCTATTATTCGACCCGGATGCTTAAAAGCTTTCGTGGATGGAAAGTCTATGACTCAACACTTTATTGATCGCAAGCATGGTCGTGAAGAAGTAACATACTTGCACGAATCATTAGAAGATGTATTGCTGCCTACGTATGGGGTGCTAGTATATCAAGAACAATCCATGCGTATTGCTCAAAAGGTAGCTGGTTTTAATCTTGAAGAAGCAGATGAATTACGTAAAGCGATTGGTAAGAAAAAAGCAGACTTAATGGCTAAGGTTAAGAAAAAGTTTATAGCTGGAGCTAAGAAGGCTAAAATTGTAAACAAAGAAGAGGCAGAAGAAATATTTGGTTGGATTCAAGCATCTTCTAGATACGCATTTAATAAATCTCATAGTATATCATACGCTGTTTGTTCTTATTGGAGTGCTTACCAGAAAGTTCACAATACAGAAGAATTCTTCCTGTCCTATCTTTATTACGCAAATGAAAAACAAGATCCACATCAAGAAATATACGAGCTAATATCAGATGCTAAACTGTTTGAAATAGAAGCAAGGACTCCAAGTTTGGCAAACTTTGATACTAAATTTAATGTAAAGAAACATAAGGTTTATTTTGGAATAAAAGATATTAAATCTCTTACTGGAAAAACTGGCGACAAAGTAGTTGAGTCTGTCAAAGAATCAGAAGAAGAATTAAAGAAGCCCATAAAGAAGTTTACATGGTTAGAAATATTACTTTTCTTTGCCCCCAAAATAAGCTCAACAGCATTTAAAGCTCTAGCTTCTATTGGTTTCTTCAGAGATTTTAATGGTAGAGTTTCCAGAAACAAAGCCATGTATGATTACGACATTTATAGAACATTAACTAAGACAGAGCAGACTTGGGTTCAATCTAATTATCAAGATAAAAAATGGACAGACTTCGTAGGATGTTTAAGATCTTTAGCACCTACAAAAAAAGAAGGTGGCGGCACAAGTAAAATAGCAAGAAAACAAATTGTAGAGAACGAGATACAACTATTACTAGACCCTCCATACGAATTAGAAGACGACCCGTCTTGGATAGTAGATCAAGAGACTAGATTTCTTGGCTGTCCCGTAACGCTCAGTAGGGTTGACATAGCTGATAAATCAGCTGCAAACACGACTTGTAAAGATATAGTCAATGGAAAGAAGGGTAAGGGGTTATGCGTAGTTGGTAACGTCCAAAGGCTATCGGAATATAAAATATCTAAAGGTGAGTCTAAAGGCCAATTAATGGCATTCTTGACAATAGAAGATGACACTTGCATTCTAGATAGCGTTATTATATTTCCAAAAGTAAAGAATAAATATAAATATATATTATACGAAGGGAACAATCTAATTTTTTGCGGATCAGTAAACAAGAATGACACATCTTTTATAATTGATAAAATTCATGAGATTTAAGTTGTTGTTTTTGTTTGTACAAGCTAATATACTAAGATAGGAGAAAATATGAATAATTGTTGTTTCACTGGATACTTAGTTGAAAACCCTAAGACCAACACTGTTAATAATGTGGTTTTTGCAGAGTTTGTCGTGGTTGTTTATAACTACAGAAAAACAAAAAGTACTGGAGAAAAGAGTAGGATTCCCACATATTTACATTGTGAAGCTTGGCATACCGGGGCAGAATTGTTAGAAAGATTTGCAAATAAGGGTGCAAAAATAACATTTCACGCAACAGCAAAAAATTCTAGCAAAGATAGTGACGATATAGTATTTAGAATTAATGAATTTGATCTGTGTCACCCAGAATTTGAGGATTGAAATGCGGAAAAAAAGAATATTATTTTGCAGTGAAGCTACATTCTTAAATACTGGGTATGCTACGTATACTAGAGAAATATTAAATTATTTAAATCAAACTAACAAATATATCATTGCAGAACTAGCCGCTTATGGCACTCCAGAAGACCCTAGAGCCTCGACTATACCTTGGAAGTATTATCCAGCTGCTTTGCCAGCAAACGCCACAGATCAGCAAAGACAAGCCTTTAGCGCAAAGAATACTAATCAGTTTGGAGAATTTTTCTTTGAGTCTGTCTGTTTAGACTTTCAGCCAGATATAGTATGTGATATTAGAGATTTTTGGATGTTAGACTTTCAAGAAAGATCCCCTTTTAGAAAGTTCTTTAATTGGTGCGTTATGCCTACCGTTGACGCTGCCCCACAGGCAAGACAATGGATTTCAACATACCAATCTGCTGATGCTTGTTTTACTTATTCTGATTGGGCTGGAGAAGTTTTAAAAAGCCAATCTGGTGGTAAAATAAACTACTTGGGAAGCTCTCCACCGTCTGCTCATCCTGCCTATTCTCCAAGTGAAGATAAGGATGGTGTAAGAAAAAAAATAGGAATAGACCCCGATTGGAAAATTGTGGGGACAGTAATGAGGAATCAAAGAAGGAAATTATATCCAGACTTATTTGAGTCTTTTAGATTATTACTAGACAAAGTTGACAATGATCATAATTATAAACTTTATTGTCACACAAGTTATCCAGACATGGGTTGGGACATACCAGAACTTCTACAGCAATATAATTTATCTTCCAGAGTGTTATTTACATACGTGTGTCCAGACACTAGCAAACCGTTTGTCTCATTGTTTAAAGGTGCGGTTGCTCAGTCACCATTTACGGGAAAATATAATTGCCCACTTTCTAATGTTAAAAGAGGCTTAGAGTATGAACAATTAGCAGATATTATTAATACTTTTGACATATACATACAACACGCCAACTGTGAAGGGTTTGGACTACCTCAAGTAGAAGCGGCTGCTTGTGCTGTACCTGTCATTGGAACTGACTATTCTGCTATGGAAAGTGTTATTAGACAGCTTGGTGGTATGCCAATTAAGCCAAAGTCTTTGTATAAAGAAATGGAAACTGGCTGCATGAGGGCGGTTCCAGATAATGAATTAACAGCAAAAACATTATACGAGTTCTTTAAGCAACCAAAGCCTATACGTAGAAGATTAGGTTTTGAAACTAGGAATAATTTCTTAAAACATTTTCAATGGGAAAAATCTGGAAAGAAGTGGGAAGACTATTTTGACAGTGTGGAATTAATGAATCCTGAAGATTCTTGGATGTCTCCTCCTCAAATAAAAAACCCATCATCAAAAGAAGGAATAGATACATCTCGCGTTGCTCACCAAGAATTAGCTGCATTTCTTATCGGTAATGTTTTGTGTCTTCCAGAGAAAATAAACAGCCATATGATGGCAAGGTTAATTAGGGATTTACAATACGCTTGCACAACTCAAGTGACAGCCGGTGTTTACTTTAATGAAAGTTGTGCGGCTTTTGAAAACATCGCTCAGAGAGCGGCATTTGACTTTAATATCGCTTATGACCAAATGGTTAGCATGAGAAGAAATATAAACTTATGGGAAACAAAAAGAGCGGAGGTCTTTAATTTAAGATGAAAGTATTATACGTAGGACATTACAGAGAAAATACTGGTTGGGGAGCTGGCGCATTAAATCACATGCTAGCACTTAAAAGTGTTGGCGTTGATGTTGTTTCTAGAAATGTCCAGCTTTCAAGCACTATGATTGACATTCCTGACGACGTTAAAAGTATGGAAAAAAACAACTTACAAGGAATTGATTACTGTATACAACATATACTTCCTTTTCATTGTGTGGGTACAAAAAAGTTTAAGAAAAATGTATTGTTTATGCCATTTGAGAGCAAGGTGAAATCAAACAACTCTCTTCTAGCACACACAAAACTAGATGAACTTTGGGTTCCAAACAACTATAATCAACAGATGTTGAAAGAAATTAACGTAGAATCAAAAGTTATCCCCTACGCATTTAATATGGAGTTGTATAAAAAATCTTACGAAACACTTAATTTTAGTAATTCCTCCAACAAATTTAAATTTTATTTTATAGGTACAGCAGATCATAGAAAAAACATTGAAGCCTTGGTGAAGTGTTATTTAACAGAATTTGATATCTCTGATCGTGTTACTCTAATGTTAAAAATTACAGACAGTTCAATGAAACCCGAAGAATTAAAAAATAAATTTATTTCTACGATAGAACACATGAAAGAAAAACTTAGAGTTCACAGGCAAAAAGAACATTATCCAGAAATTAATGTAATAACAGATTTTATTCCAGAGCAAATAATGCAGAGCTTACACAAAACGTGTGATTGCTACGTCAGCATTTCTCATGGGGAAGGTTGGTCTATACCCGCTTTTGAAGCTATGTGTCATGGAAATACTCCAATATGCACCGAAGAAGGTGGACCACTAGACTTCATAGATAAAGACAATAAGAATACGGGACACTTGATTCCTGCTTCTTATTCTATATGTAATCATGAGAATCCAGCATTTCCTCAAATATTTACAGGAGATGATTACTGGATGTCTCCAGATGAGCTAGAAACAAAAAAGGCTATGAGATGGTATTATGAAAACAAAAATTCAATAAATAAATCTGATGGTTTAAAACGTGCTGAAAAATATAATTATGAAACAGTTGGCAATATAATTAAGGAAGCATTAAATGCATAAGGCTAGAAAAATTATATATAAAGCAAACACTATTAAAGAAAATAGAAAATGCAACATACTTATATTAACAACTGATGAAGAGTATGAAACAATGCTTTGTGAAACTGGGCATAATTTTTACGCTTTAAATTCTCCAACATTAAAACCGTGGGATAAAGAAGAATATCCAGTTCCTGAAAATTATTGTATACTAGGCGAAAACACAATACCCAATTGGTTAGATTTTGACTTGATTTTGATACAACACAAAATTACACAGTATCATCAGGCTATAAGAGTTAAAAAAGCCTTAGAAATACCTTTGATTATTGTTGAAAAGGCAAAGCCTCAACATATTACTAAGCTAGAACAACAAATGGAAATTGCAAAAACATACATTGGAGATTTAAATATATTTACATCAGAAGAAATAAAAGACAGTTGGGGGATAGACCACAATGATTACGTATTAACAGAAGAAGATTCTGTTGTTAAATGGAAAGTATTATTTGATCAATTTTATGAGGGAGTTGTATGAGATTACTAATAACGGCAGACAAAGATTCATCAATAGATGGATTTGAAAAACTACTAGTAGAAAAAGATAATTATAAAGATATAGAAAAAGTAATAGATAGTTCCTGCACAATGATTGTTTTGGAATCCGCAGCTGATTGTTTACCATATGAACAAGCTGTAGATCTAGTAAGCGGATCATTCAGAAAAGTAAGGATTAATGGTTCTTTAATTATAAGGGGCGTAAGTTTTGATCTTTTATGCAGCGTATATAAATCTAATGAAATAAATATAGAAATTGTAAATAAAGAATTATTTAAATACAAATCTGCTCAAGACCATAAAAACATAATTTACGTTCTGGAGCATAATAATTTTACAATAGATACAGTAACATTCGATGGGCTTTTATATGAAATCAAAGCTATAAGGAATGGCTAATGTCTATAACTTCTACAAAAAAGAGTCAACAATCTTTTTCAGAAGACATGTACAGTTTTATACTCTTATGTGATTTTGCTGGACATAGATTAAAAACTCCAAATTTGTATGCCCCTTTGTTGGAATATAAGATGTTTCTGTTAGATAAACAAATTAAAGTTATAAACAAAAAATTTAAAAGAAACGAAATATTGCTTTGCGTAGGTTTAGAATCTGGCAAATTAATAAAATACATAGACAAAAAGTATCCTAACCAGAATATAAGGATTGTGGAAAATGTAAATTATCTAAATAGCAACTCTTGCGAAAGTTTAAGATTAGCTCTTAATAATACCTATAATAAAAAGTTAGTTGTAATTGATTCCTCTATGGATATAAACGCCAGAATGCTAAACAGAGTAAAGACTGATAGCTGTTATGCATTTGTATCATCCGTAAAGGATGGCAATGTAGAAGTTGGAGCAAACATAACTAAAAACAAACAGGTTGAATATTTTTCTTTTGGAGGATCTCAACAATGGAAAGAAATGCTAGTTTTATGTGACGAACAAACAATAAGATCCTTAAAAGATATACTACTATCTGGCAGGTACAGAAAAAAGTTTATTTTTGAAGCATTAAACGATTTGATTACATTAAATCATGAAATAAGAGCAATAGAGATTAAAGACAGTATAACAAAAACAAAAAAGGTCAGGAAGATAAGATGAAATTTGTAATAGACAATTACGCAGATTACCATAGTTCTCAAGCTTTGTATATACAGAAATGTATAGACGATTGTGAAGAACATGAATGTGTTACTATCACTGAAAGAACAATGAGTTTATTTGATTTTATGGATAGGAATGAACCTGATTGTTATATTACTTCTTCAAACAAATTTTCTAAAGACGCACTACTATATTTGTCGGAAAATAAAAATATACAATTAATATTGTCAGTATCTAACAGTCAAAACAGTGAAATTTTGGAACTAGAAACCATATTACTTGAGGCTAAAGTAAGCTGTCCATTCTTTATAACAAACGTTGTTGATGGATATATACCTTTCACAAAGAAAATAAAAATATTAAGAATTATGGAAGCTGTAGATTTAAATTTAGATAACGATATAGGCGTTGATTATAATATAGATAAAGCGATTATTGTTACCACTGATTCAGAAAAAATTAGAAGGTATAATTCTACTTTTCACGTTATGTCGTCAAACACAAATCTTTCTAAAGTTGTAGATATCATTCTTCCAGTTCATATGATGAAAGCCTCGTTTAGCCATTACAATGAAATTATATTTCAAAATTTTGATAAATATATACCTCAATCTTTTTTTGAGTCATTAGCGATGGGAAAGAAAACTTATTACGATTTGCATGATAAAGATAAATCTGATAAAATGGATGCAATTATAGAAAAGATGTTTAAAGTTAGTAATTCTTTAAATTACTCTTCCCCAAATAAAATAGAAGACTTTACAGAAATAAAAAACAAGGTTCTAGAAAAACACACATGTAATAATAGGGCTAAAACATTACTCTCACAGATACCAAAAAATGCAAAAATTAGATAATGTAACCTTAGTGTCAGTTTGTCATCAAGACAAATTACTAACAACTATAAAGGCTATGGAGTATTCCATGAGTCAATGCGTGTTTGGTAAAAGCTTAGTCATTACAGAAGAAAGTGACCTGTGTAAAAAAATACCTTCAAGTATAGAAAAGAAAACAGTCAAAAATAAGATTACTTTAGAAGAGTACAATAGAATCTGCATAGAAGATTTGCACAGCTACATAGACACAGACTATTGCCTAATCGTTCAATGGGATGGATACGTTATAGACGGTAAAAGGTGGAAGGATCAATTTTTTGAATACGACTACATTGGATCTCCTTGGATAACAAACGGACTTGACAATACCGTAGGAAATGGAGGGTTTTCTTTAAGAAGCAAAAAGTTTTTAAGTGAATGTTCTAAATACAAATATAGCCCCGACCCTAAAGATTGCACTTGGTTAGCACCCCGACAAGCAATAGACATGCCAATAACTCCAGAAGATTGGTTCATGTGTTTTAATCATTATCAAAAATTAGTTGATTCAGGAATTAAGTTTCCTGATATTAATTTAGCATATAAGTTTTCAGTAGAACATTCTTCATCTATTAAACCTTTTAATTACAACGATATCAAAACTTATAAATCTTTTGGTTTTCATGGAAGTTTCAATGTAGCGGGAATGGAGTTACTAAATGTTAGATAAAGAACTAGTTTCGGTGCATATGCATCTATTTTACAAAGACCCCTCAATATATCTTCTAGATAAAATAGCGAATAATTTTAACGGACAATTATATATTTCTTTTAATGAAAATGGTGAGTATAACGATGAAATTGAATCACACGCTAAAACTAAATTTAAAACAGTAAATATTGTCACAATTAAAAACAAGGGTAATGATCAGTATGGATTTTATACAAGTTTTAAAAAAAACCAATTAGACACGCCTTGGATTTTGTATTGTCATGATAAAACTATAAAAAGAATAGATTGGTTGGACCAAATATTAGATCCTATACTAGAATATGAGGACATTGAAAAAGCTTTACTAAACGATAATAACGGAATGATATCGTCAGGGGATTCAAGATATCATCATAGATTAATAGCCGAAGAAGATCTTACAAATCTATCTAAAACAAAAAACTATTCTAGTAGACTAAAGATAATGCAAGCAAGACATACGCTCACTTGGTTTAGAGAGTTGCAGTACATTCTCCTGTCTGATACTGGCTTCATTAATGCTGACAACTTGAACCCGTATTTTACTGCTGGAAATATGTTTTTGGCAAGAAGGCCAGTGGTAAAATTGTCACATCAGTGCATACATGAAACATTTTTTGAAAGCTATTATAGAGAAGACGGAAATGTAGAACACGCTATGGAAAGATTTTATTTTTATGTTTCAGAATGTCTTCAGTACAAAAATCTATTTATAGGCGCAGAAAAATTAAATGACAGAGAAGATAAGGAGTTAATTAAATGATAAACTTTGGTATATATATAAACAGTCTTGCGCCACCAGAATTAGCACAAAATGTATGTGATGAGCTTAAAAGGGGTTTAGACGAAAAACTTATTGTAGATGCAAGTATATTTTACGATCAGATATCTGCGATTGAGTGCGATTTACCTTGCGGTTTATTTCATGCTTCTGAGCTTTGGAATTTTAAAGGACACTTACTGACACTCTCTATACAATCTGCAATAAAGGTAAGAAATATAGTTAACGGCATTGACTTGTACCTCGGTTACGGATGGGGTGACAAAAATTTGCTAGCAACACTTAAGATTTTAGAGGAAAACGATGTTAAAACAATATGTTATTCTAAAGAAATGGCAGAAGACTTTCATAGAGTTACTGGCAGACAATCAATAGGATACTCTCCCACACTAAAGAACACTATTAACTTTATAATGGAATCAAACAATGAATGAAAAAGAAATAGTAAAACAATATATAGATAATAATAAAAGCACATATGACCTAGCTAATATGTATAATACATATCCAAATAAGATACGTAGAATACTTGTTAAGCATGGTATACAGCTAAAAACTAAAAGCCAAGCTCAAAAGAATGCTTTGAGTAATGGTAAATCTCAATTACCAACACAAGGCAAGACAAGGACTAAAGAGGAGCGATTAAAAATTAGTTCTAGCCTAAAGAAGCGTTGGGACAATATAGACAAAGAAGCATATGACGAACACGTTAAAAGAGCTAAAAAAAGGTGGAGCGACATGCCTGAGCAGGAAAAAAAGAACATGTCTCAAGCAGCTATGAAAGCTATCAGAACGGCGGGGAAAGAGGGTTCTAAGCTTGAAAAGTTTTTAAGAGAAGAAATATCTAGAGAAGGATATACAATAGAAACACATAAAAAGAACCTAATTCCAAATGAGAATTTAGAAATTGATATGTACTTTCCAGAGATGAAGACTATAATAGAAATAGATGGTCCCTCTCATTTTATGCCCATATGGGGAGAAGAGAAACTGCAAAAACAAATAAAAGCAGACGCTCATAAAACGGGCTTGATTTTGAGTAAGGGTTTTATTATAATAAGAGTAAAGAATCTTGCAGACGCTTTATGTCTTAGTAGCAGAGAAAGTCTTAAAAATAATTTAGTAACTATGCTAAAGTCAATTGAGTCTAAATTTCCTACCAAGTCAAAGCGTTACATTGAAATAGAAGCATGAAAGGAACAATATGTTTGATACTGAAGAAAACCTTTTCGCAGGAGTAGAAGAATTGCAAACGCCTTCAAATACTGACACATCAGTTAAAAATGTGGTTAATGAGGATATACCCTCTATGTTGTCTCCAGAGTGGCATGATTATGCTATGACACTATTTGAAGAGAACGAACTAGTTAATGGACACCCGTTAGTTGCTGGCTTACGTAGAGTTTGTGAGCTAGTTCTTGGTCCTATGTCATTTAGTGGTCCAACGTGGGTAAAACCAACAGATAGAGATGATCATCATGGTAGAGCCACAGTAGTATTTACAGTAGAGTTTGCAAATGGAATCAAGTGTGCGGAGGTTGCTGACTCTTGGGAAGGTAATACTGATGACACTTTTTGCGCTTTTGCTGTAGCTATTGCAAGCACCCGTGCTGAAGCTAGAGCCTTGAGGAAGGTATTAAAGATCAGGGGTGTTGCAGCAGAAGAATTGACAAAGAAAGACACAGCTAAGATTGTTAGAGATATTTCTAAGCAGCAGTCAAGCAGCTCAGGAGACTACAATGATCAAGGCAGAATGAGTGATGCACAGCTTAATTTTATTGACATTAAGTGTAAGCAACTAAAGATCAATGGTGCTAAGTTGTTTAAGGATATATTTAATGTAGATCAAAGAAAGAAAGTATCTAAGAAAGTAGCTAGTGACGTTATTGATGTTCTCAATGACTATCAGCGGGACAAGAGTTCTATTCCAGAAGAAATTATAGGCTATAACGAAGAGTGGAGAAATTAAATGAAATTAAAATATACAACAGCCAATCAAAGAATTACAGCAGAGTTTGAAGCAGATACGCATAGGGAACTTTTTGCACAGATTGCAAAGTTTCAAGAAGTATTTGAAGAGGGCAAATGTGGAAAGTGTGGTTCTGAAAATATAAAATTTGTTGTCAGAACTGTAGACGAGAACGAATACTTTGAACTTCGCTGCGTAGACTGCGGAGCTAAATTAGCGTTTGGTTCTATGAAGAAGGGTGGAGGACTCTTCCCTAAGCGTAAAGATGGAGACACATGGCTACCAGACAATGGGTGGCAAAAGTGGAATCCAAAGACTAAGACTGTAGAATAATAAGATATAGGAAACTCTATTATTCTTTCAGCTAGAGGGGGGCGAGAAATCGCCCCTCTTTTTTTATAAATACTCTACGCTAAAGTATAATCCGTACTGCGTCTTAGCCCCAATTTCAGTTGGCTCAGAACTAAGAGCAAGATACCAATCGTGCTGAAGAGAATTATGTGACGCTCCCAGAGTTGTGGCTTGGGCAACTCCGTTTAATTTATTGTCTCCAATAGAAGTGTTAAGGCCGCTAAGACCCGGAGACTGTGTTAAAGGCATGTCTTCTACGACATTATTTCCCGTATCAGAGTCTAACATGCGGACACCTTTTTCAAAAACAAACCATTTATGATCTGAAAAATCTGTACTTCTATGTGCCAGCGCTCCATCAGAAGTGTTTTCCAAAGCTGGATGTCTGACCTCATAAGCATAAGTAACAACGCCCGAAGCATGATTATTAATATTATTTCTATCAAATACTCTTAATTTTGGATTTTGGCATTTGACAGCAGAGTCATGTTTAAATCTAATATTTAAAGGAGTATCTTTGTTAGCAACCTGATTAAGTTCAACTATACCACCATCAGAAATTGATGCTTGACCGGGGTTACGACCTCTATTATCTGAGTCGTTGGCGTAACTAGTATTATTTAAAGCTACACCTTGATTTACGCCGTTTGCGTCAGTAACAAAAGTCTTTTGATTTTGCGTTCCAATAGGTATAGAAACTGCAAAGTCGCTACCATAAAAGCCAATACCACTACCAGCTGTGTGATTAATGGTTTTAGCTTGTTCGGTTGCAGATGATAAATTTGCAAGAAATAGTATCTGAGCCATTGAAATATCTCCTATTTTCGAGGGTTGTCTACTATATATACACCAAATTTATGATACAGTGATAGTTACGTGCTTAATATCTTCGCCGTTACTGACACCAGATAACCCATAATTTCTAGGGTTTGCCGCTGGATCACTCTGAAAATGATAAAACAGATCAAAAGCTCCGGGTTCTGGAGCGTCTGGATTATTAGGTAAAGTAACGCTTTTGCTAGTTATACTTAGTGGGGCTGCTCCCAGCGTACCATGATCACCACGAGCTGGAGGTGTTAGTAACTGACCGGGAATATGTAGTTGTGGACCTTCAACTTTAATATCTTCCTTTACAACCCCTTGCTTAAACTTAATTAAGCATGTCTGCGAGGCTCCAGATTTTGGAAAGGATAACGTTGGTCCACCGTTTTCAAAAGTAGCACGGCTTAAACCTGAACCACTTAAATCATTATCTTGCGCGTCTTTGTAAAAGTCCCAACCACTAACCCCACCGTCAGTTATAGAAGTGACAACGATTTGTACTTTCTGTGATCTATTTTCTAATATGTCTCCTGTAGAATAACCTTTTCCTGCAACTCTTACTTCAGCTTCTGTTTTATTAAAACCTACAGTTCTTTCAGTATATTTTAATCCACCAGTAACAAGCATACCTCGCCTACTAGTATCTATATCCCATTGTCTAGAGTCTATTAGTTCCAAGTCAGTTGTTTGATCAGTCACAACAAAACCTACTGCTTGAGGTGTGGCTTCGCCTTCGGGACTCTCTTTTTTGCTAGGTGTTGGCATGTCACAACTAAAGACCTCTACATTTGACTTACTTCCCAGTACACCCGGATTAAAATGAAGTGGCACGTAATACTGTGGTATAAACACGGTTAAGGCTTGAGGCCAAGCATCCCAAGCCTGTACTCTTAGAGATGTGGTTCCCAAAGCGTCAATTCTCGTGCTTGCATTACCCCAATAAGGATCATATATGGTTTTAGGTTGCACGAAGGTGTTCGTTGTAAAATTCAGTCCACCAGCTGCCGAACCAATTCCCCCCGCACTCATTGTCCTATTTGTCCCAACGTTAATTTGAAAACCCATAACCCCGAACACAGACTGAATTGCTATTGATAAAGTTCCACCGCCGGATTTATAAACTCTTTGTCTAGCAGAAATAATTCCGACACAATTAGATCCCTCCTGTACTCCTCCCGTGCTTCTAAAGCAAGGCAACACACCCATTGGTCCAACTTGCTTTGGTTTCGTTCTAATAAACAAATCATATTTTAAACCAGTTATTGATGTTGGGTTTTTATATACACTTCCAGCTATAGGCGCTCCAGCAGAATTAACGACATTAGAATTTCTTGCAAAAAATTTACCATTATAGTCTATATCTGTATCCTGACCGAATAAACTTGGCGGGGCTACTGCCAAGTTTCCAGCATGTTCTCTAAAAGCTCTAGATTTCCCCCAAGTAAGAAATCCCTCAGTCAAATTAGCTCTTATAGCATTAGTGTCAAATCCAGCATACCATTCTATTGGACATGGAACAAAACTCAATCTACTCCTATCAGCTGGGACTTTAGCACTAGTAGCCATACCTTCATAAATAATATCGCCGTTAGCGTATGTTGGAAAACTCATGTCTTATCCTTTTAAAATTTAATATCTATAGGTTTTTATTAATCTTCAGTTGGATCTTCTGGTATCATTAATCCTCTTTCGTCGGGTTCTGGATCGTTTTCATCCATCTTCTCTATGGTGTCCGCCTTGTTATTGTCTTGAACATCCGGCGGTTTGGAAGTTATGTAGCCGGTTTCTTTGTGTGTTTTATTTATGTCATCACTGTCATTACCCGTTATTGGAGACCTCGTGGTTATTAGTGGAATTGTTGTTGTTGTACCTGTTGTGCCTGTTGTCTGAGTAGTTGTAGGATCATTTACATAAGTCTCGTGGTCAATTATAATAATTGGTCGAGGAGTTGTTGTTGTTCCCGGTGTTGGTGTTGTCGTTGCTGGTTCTGGCGTTGAAAGAATATCTGGAGATGGTGTGGTTGTCGGTACTGCTGGACCTTCTGGCGATAGAGATGTACTACTACTACTACTACTGCTGCTAGTGCTAGTGCTGGAGCTGCTACTGCTGCTACTGCTGCTGCTGGAGCTGCTAGTGGTATTATCGTCAGAGGTGGTGGGAACTGAATCAGTGATAATGGGCCATTGTATCTTCCCAACAAAATTTCCATCAACACCGCCTTCTTTTGCCCAAAAGCTACGCCCTGTTCCGTTTCTATATAATCTTCCAACACTAATATCATTAATTTTTTTCGCCATATTATCTTTTGAATTACAAGCCGTTACTATTGAAATAGCATCCTCTATTGGAAATTGATCAGATTGAGAACTGCTGGGATAATCACCAAGAATGCCGATATCTGCTGGTGTTTGCATTGATCCATCATTATAACCGTCAGGAAAGCTTGGTCCCCACCAAAGCCCCATCTCCGTATTATCTCCAAAAACATTTCCTTCTTCATCTTGATCAACATTAACTCTATGTAAGTAGTCTGCGCCTGAATGTCCTGTTGAGCCTGAAGATAAATCCATGCTAGTAAATTGAGCATAAGTAGACAGTGTAATGTTAGCATTAAATGCTCCATTATCGTTACACATTTTTTGACTTACACCTGCTATATTTTTAGCTGAATGAAAAAATCTAGCTTTAAGTTTAGATAACACCTGAGCTGGAGTAACTAGTTCGTTATTATCTTGGTCAATAAAGTATTGTTGACTATTCGCAGCAAACATAGAAAATCCCCACCCGCCAAAACTGGCCCTGTCTGGGGGTATCTCCATTTTACCAGCAAATTGTTGAGCGATCCATTCACCGTCAAGCATAGTGCATAATATAACTTGACCTTTATCGAACGAAATGTCAGATCTATTTACAATACGAATAGCTTCTACGCGAAGATATTCTCCCTCTTGATCCTTAATCAAATTAGGTCCAAATGCGTTTGGATTACCATCTTTAACACTTAGGGGCAAAGCTAGACCAGTAGCAAATTGACCCATATATTTATCAGATGAGGGAGTATAAAAATCTCTATCGTCTTTATATGTACCTAAAAGATCATCGACTGAAAAATTTACAGCTGATATGTCTGCTGGGTTTAAATCAGTAATAAGTCTTGCTAATAATTGATTGGATGCATCATAACAACCCAAAGCTTCATTATAAGATATTTTTAAAGGAGCCGTAACTGTGCTTTCCGTGTCAGCCATATCAACAGAAATTACATCTATATACGTCCCTAATTTTGGTTTTGCGTTTTTCTTTTGCTCACGTTTGGTAGCGCCGTAATGATAACGACCTCCAGTTTTTCTGCGAGGCGTATCAGTAATCATAGGGGCGCTTCTACTAGAAAGAGTTCTATCGTTTCTCCTAGTCCCAATATCATATATATGAAAAGAAACAGTTCCAAAAATAACTTCAGAATCTAACGACTCAATAATTTCTTGTAATTTATTCGCTGCATCATCGGTTTGTGCGTGACTTTTATCTATATTTTCTGATGTCTGACTATTTTCATATTCTTCAAGCCATCCTACCAATGCATTTATATCCACTACCTCTTCTTCATATCCACTACCCTCTACAAACTTTTTATATTTTCCAGTTCCTGCTTGGTTGGCAAATCCAACGGGGTGGTCAGCATCTATAGCGTAATCCATACTTGCAAGATCTTTGCAAAACTGAGTTTTTTTAAATTCCTTAAATCCTTTTAACGAAAAAGAACTTACACCTCTATTAATAAGTTTTTCATCGTGTATTATAAATACATGATTTTCAACACTTTTTGTATGCAAATTTCCAGAATTCATTATGTTCTCCAATAAGTAATCTGCGCTATAGTATATCCGTCTGATTTTTCGTAATACTTAGCATTTCCTTTTACATTAACAACTGGTCTTGAAGACATATTTGGATGTGAAGGTTCCATAGAGGCTGGAACTTGTAAGTCCTCAGTACTAACCGCTACTGAATTATAATACTGTCTAGATGAGTTTTCAGCACTAGATGCCATGTTTTCTCCACCAGCAGCCATTTGCTCATTACTTAACATAGAAGAAGATATTCCAACTCTACCTTCTTGATTTCTGTTTGTAGAAACTACAATTTGATTAGGGGCAGAATCTGCCGATGGAGCAGCAGCAGAAGCGGCAGCAGCACTTCCTGCGTCTCTAGCTTGCTGTCTCATGCGCTTATTAACTTCTATCATGGTGTCACTTGTAGATTGTTTTCCCATGTTTTTTCTTTCTAAAGAATTCTTTTCGTCAGTCAACTTTTGTTGATTTCTGCTCATTTTCGCAATATGTCCTTCTTTTTGTTTCTGCATTTTGCCAAAACTAGATGTGAATAAATCCATTTTGTACACAGTGCTAATACCTGCGCTAGATATGTCCATATTAATTGTAGTAATTAACGGGCCTGCACTAGCTAGTGATTTTCCTAAAACTAGACCTCCAGTTGGTCCAGAAGCAAGTGTAAAACTTCCTCGCTCACTAGTAAATTGGGCAGAAGAACCAAATGATGCTTTTATTTTTCCGGTACTATCCATGAATTTAAATCCCGCATAATTCCAAGGTGCTAAACTTTCATCTTTCTCAAATTCTACATTACCCCCAACCGCCTTTCCATAAGATGACATCCAAGGACCATAACATCTTTCTCTAGACATTAGTGGTATAGATATAAAATCTGGAACAACGGGTGATCCAGACATAACACTTATTCTGTTTGGATGAGAGAACATTAAATTACTATATGTTTTTTCTACAGCTTTATCAAAACCATTTTCTGAAAATGTTTTTTCACTCACGCCCCATTTTAGTGTTTTCATGTTCCCAGCCGCACCACCCACTGGTGCGGTGAAAATTGGGGTGACATCTGCTAATAGCTGATGGTACAAGTCGCCCTTGCTATGCTCTTGACATGTTCTGTATCGGCTAGTAACAGTAGATTGTATTCTGCTAGGCAAAGTAATTAAAGCATAAACAATGTCAGTATCATATTTAAAAGAAGGTACTGGACTTTTGTACTTACCACTCGCATCATCAAAAAGATAATTTAAGTCTATATACGTTATTTCCAAACTACCAGCAGTTGATGAATTTGGAGAATAATGAATCTCATCTGCGGGCTTAACAGATGTTTCTTTTGGTGGGTCTGCATCAGTATCAACAAAAGTCATTGGTTTTCTTTTTATTGATGTTGATTTCTTTTGTCCATAATATGGTTTGTTTCCTTTTATAAATTTGGGAGGCATATATAATTTAGCATCTATGCTACAAGTCATAAAAGCTCTTGTGGGTTCTTTGTTAGTACCCTTAGAAAGCCCGTCAGACGAAGGAGCATTTAAAATACTAGTACCGTTAATGTCTGAAGACGCAGAGCTAGAATTTTCAAATGTGTGTGCATAATCAACCTTTTTTATTAATTTTTCATCTGGGTCTAGTCCGTTTCGTTGCTGTATATAATCTTCTTTATTTACTTTAGAAAAATCTAATTCTTCTGAGTGGTCAAATATAACGTATGGTTTCACCCTTCCATTTTCGCCAAATATTGCTGTGGCATCTTCAGGAAACAGTCCAGCATCTTCTAATCCATCCCATAATACATCCGAGGGATATCCACCTAAAGGTTCTGGAGTATAATTAAATTCATATTTATTTGCTATAACATTTTTGTTTACTTTTAAAGCACCATAATGTATCTTTCCATCCTCGCCCACTCCTACTTCAACGCCTTCTGGAATTTCTTCTTCTACTCCAAAAACCGTTAGAGAATTAGGATTTTCACTTAATTGCCTAGTGGGGAATCCAAAGGGCGTTTTTGATGGATGCCAGTTGTCATTACATTTTTGTGGCAATGCAACTAAAAACTTTTTACCTAAACATTCACTAGCAACAGACCTAACAAAATTATAAACACGCATTACGTTTTCCATGTTTGCTTTAGTTTGCTGCTTAGAAGCAGAAACTATAGACATCGCCTGCAAACGACTTTCATCTATAAATGCCGTGTATTGACCATTCTTAATAGCGACGTGAAGTTCATCGTAAAATGCTTTTTCAGCTGTTGTTAATCTGCTCCTGTCTATCTCTCCTAATTGCTGAATGGCGGCATCATGTAAGTTGGTAGAGCCTTTACCATCCCTACTAGCGTTCTTTAATTCTGATGTAATTTCTACAATCCTTTTATTAAAAGAAGCAGAAGATATTAATCCGGCCTGTGGCATACCTATTGCTCCAGCTCTTTTCCAATAAAGAGGATAACCATACGGTGGGTGACAAGAATTCTGAGGATCACCATTTCCGTCAAAATCTTCTTCAGCTTTTATTGGAGGTATAGCGCATCGGGGAACAGTAACTTTATATTCTCCATCACCCTCTGCAAAGCCTTTAATGTCACCTCCAGAAACTGGTTCCATGTAGATATTGTCATACATTAAGAGAAAATCTCTCCATGACTCAAAAGACATCAGTGCAGCTCGCAATTCTAGTTCTGTAGCTACATAAAAATTTCCAACACCGTAGGCGAACAAGGATGTTGTATCTAAGAGTATTTGCTGATAAGCCCCTCTTCCTACTGGTATTGTCACCCCCTTGTTAGCTAAGGTTCCATAGTATGGCAATACGCTCCAACTTAAATTAACATCAGGATGCCAAGCAGCTGCCGAATCATCTTTATAAACTTTATCAAGGTCGCTCCTAAAGTAAAAATTTTCTACTTCGTTTGCACCAACGACAATTTTATCCGTAACATTATTAGCAAGCTCATATCCAACATCATTGCTTTTCATTTCGTCTACATTAAGATTGTCTATATAAGTTTTGATAGCAGATAAATTAAATGGAGTAGATCTATCAATTGCTATTACTTTTATAACTGCTTCATATTTATGGTTAGGGTCATCTTTCAAATCAAATTGTTTCCTACAACCCTTATGATTTACGATAGGAAGTAATGTTACAAAAACATCGTGATTCAACGTGTCACATATTTCCATAATTAAATCAAGTAGGTTTATTTGATCATACTCAAGATAGTGGAATGGGGCTAAAACGGGTAAATCTGATAAATCAATAGCATACTTAACACCTCTAAAATTAACAGAGTTAAAAAATCCTGCTCTGTCATGTTCTGGTTCTAATTCTCCATAATGACCAAATAGCGAGTTGATTGCATGAACAACTCTATAGTAAGGTATACCTCTTTCCGATCTTCTTGAAAATCCAGTTCCTGTAAATACTTCAATTGGTCTTCCTTCAGTGCCAAGATGTGTTTGGGTCATTGAGTTAATTTTATTAAATCTAAACTTTAAAATATTATCAAAAGAAGCTTTTGAGCCAAGATTTTGTATCTGGTAGAGAAATCCGAGTGCGTCAACCCCTTTATAATTTGTGTGGTTTTTATCGAACTTTATTTCTGTAAAATCTTGATTCAGAATTGAAATTGCTTTAGGATTTTTTCTTTGAGCTTTAGTCTTTGATGTATTGCATTCTAAAAAACCGTATACATTTAATATGTTGTCTTTCCTAAAAGTAGATCCACCATAATTATTTAATATGACTTGTACATTTGATAGTATTTCTCTTGGGTCTACAATTTGTGCGGAAAAAAATGGATTTCCACCCGGACCTCTAGTTTGCACATAAGTTTGCAATATGCCACCAAAACTAAAATGATTATAAAAGGGGCTGGTTGGCTGGACCGTAGGTGTTAACAGGGGGTTGGAATAGTATTGATCGTAAGCTCTTTTAAATACGTCCTGCACTGTCTGCCTTGTTGACCCCATTGTAAAAAACACTGGACTTCCAGCAGGAGGCGGTTTGAACTCATCGTACTTACCATTATGGTAAACGTCTTGTCCTTTACCCATTCCAAGGGCTGGACCATCACCACTGTTGTACTCATCAACTATTAAGTCTACTGATAAAGTAGAAGAAGTGTCGCCAAAGCCACCGTTAGCAGAAAAACTTCTAACAGAAGCTCCTAAGAACGTCTGCTGCTCTATATTCATTGTGGGATAGGCAGCGAACTCTTGAAAATTATTTGTAGCTTGGGATAATGATGACATTTAATAACTCGTTATTGGATTTGAATTTACTGAATCTTGTTCATTACTCATTAGTGAGGGATCGAGAGACTGCGACTGATTTTGATTTGGTGTTGAGGAATAGTTTGAGCCTCCAAAATCGTCAGAGTAAGGACTAAAAGCTAAAACCGTAGAGCTACTAGAATATGTTATATCTGTAAAATTGACACTTGAGCTTCCCAAGTCAAGGCTTGCATTATTTTCCTCCCCACTCTCCTCGGCAGGAGGATAGATACTTACATATTGATTGAATTTTATTTCTGAATTCCAAGCATATGCTGAAGAAGATATAGTGCTTGCTTGTTTTTGAACGTGTGTACCCTGCGGGTCTTTTACGTGATCAATCTGTACGTAGTATGCGTCTTTGTATTGATATCTACCCTTTAGTCCTCGCGTTGGCATTAAAGGTCCAATCCTATAAGGTCTCAATGGGTTTTCTCCATGAGATTGGACTCGTACCTCATTGGCTCTTAAAAAATTTTCGTGAATTGGTGGGTTGTGTATAAAACCATATCTTCCGTTTTGTCCGACCATACCTCCAGCTTTATTATGTTTTCCTATCAACACATTTGAAAAATTTGTTTGCGTTCGGTCTTCAAAATTAGCATCTGTAAGAGGAAGTAAAAACCACAGTTCAGTTGGCTCATCTGGCGAGCTAGTTCCCAAAAAAGTTTTGTGTTTACCTGCTGGAAAAGTAGTGACCCCTAAAGATTGAGGGCCTAAATAATCATTATATGTTGTATCTCTTTCCATTATAAAACTCCTTATTCATTCATCTCATAGGTCCACTCTAATGATATGGAATATTTACCATCTTTAGGAGACCATGATTCTTGTGGTGGGCTAACAAAATATTTTCTAACTCCCGGCTCAGTAGCAGGAGAAATAGAAGCGATTAAACTTTTTAATTCATCTTGAATCCCCGGCGAAGTGCTAGGTCTAGATAAGATAAATTTATTCCTTCCAGCTCTTGTATAATCTACATCTGAATAATCTAATTGTATATCTATAGAAATGCTTCTCTTGTATTCTGTTCTTCCAAAAGTAAATTGTAGTATTGGACCAATTGCCCTACCAATAACTGGAATCACCGCGAATTGGTCTCCGGGGTACGTATCATTAATTTGTACATTTTCAGATAAAACATTACTAAAGTAATTAGTAGGTCTATTGTCAAACTCTAAAGAATAATTTATTTCACCACTAATTTCATTTCTTCCAACAGTTATGGATAAGGGTTGGCTATTAAGGCTAACAGCAGATAATGCGTTAGCTCTTTTATATAGCGCGCAAGCAACTCCGAAATTTCCATTATTTGATATGACGTTCCATTTCTGATTAGCTTTATACACAGGGCTGGCGGCGTGTAATCCCGTGCCGTCCACGTAGTCAGCGTCAGCATTCCACACTCCTAACCCTTTGAGTGTTCCACTAATTGAAACTTTAACAAAAGGATTAGAAAGATCAGAACTAACACTACCCTCAAAAGTTTCTAAAGCGAAATCATCTGCGTTGGCTAAAACCCAGTTATCAGTGGCGGTAACAGTGCCAGTAGCTTTATCTATTTGTTCAGTTCTACCATGATTATATGCTTGATAAGATCCATGTCCTTCATGAAGCCCAAGTAACGAATGGGATAAAATACTACTTATGCCATTATATGGATCTCCCTTGCCATCATCCGTGTAAATATACTTAGTAAGAAAATTAATTGCATTAACCCAAGCGGGGTTTGTGGCCTCGCCTGTAGTTCTAGTTCTTGGGGATTTTCCAACAGCGGTAACAGTTCTTGATATGGTGTAGCTTCTTGGGGTTTGTACTAACCCGTTGGGGCTAGAAGTTCCATAAGAGTCGTCAGGAGATATCTCCCAACTTTCTGTAAAATCTTCTAACATATATATCAGCGATGAGTCGTTGGCATAATCAACATTATACTCATGTAAGTCCATCATGGATTGTGGATGAAGATTGGTTCCCGCATTTCCGGTAAATAAAGCGTCTGAACTTAAATTGATAGTATATCTACATATATTTACATGTATACCCTCTTCAAAATTAACACTCTCTACTTTACAACGTTTAAATGTTAGTACGTCACTATTAGAACTAGCGTCAAGAATGCTAACACACAAGCCTTCGTTTTCATTCTTAAACTGGTCAAGCAATTTTAAAATCATGCTTTGAGTATGAGCAATATGTTCTAGGCCATTACCCTTAACTGCATCGCCTCCAGTAACGCCTAAAACTTTAGTGGATCTGGAATTAGTACTGTGATTAAAGACAATGGCTCCAGAAATGGAAAGTTGGAAAGTAGAACCAAACTTGCCTATTTTATTTTGCAAGGGTGTCGCTGTAAGACTAAACAGTGGAACTGGTTGGATTATACCACCGTTGTTATTAAATTGTAAAGTACTTGCCATTATTCGTTTTCCTTTTTAAAACTTACCCCTGACGTATAAATCTAATCCACTAGAAGATACGCCACTACATAAAGTATACAAATTAAATCCTTGGTCGCTCACGGAGCTTGGTGCTACGCTTTGAGTAAATAAACTCATGTCACCAGATGCTATCCCTTGAACGCCATAGTTGAACATGGACATATTATTATACACATTTCCTCCCGGCGCAGGAGCAAATAGAGGTAGAAGGCCAGTGTGGGTAGGGGGTTTCCCTCTTACAAATAGCGGCGAATATTGTTGTTTAAACACGCCATGCTTGTAAGCTCCTCGTATTTCTTTTATAAATGGCCTGTGTATTGCATAACCTTTATCATTTCTGTCTTGGCCTGAAGCTTCTATAAATATTTCACCATCAGTACTAGCGTAAACTACAGCTTTTTCGTAAGTTACTTTATCGAACTCATTATTGTTTCTAAAATCAAAATTAACATATTTTTCGTTTTGTCCTATAGAGTCTCCTAATAATCCATATATCCTGCCCTCAACATTAGTATCTGGGTGAGCAAATGAGGGTTTAGGTCTTCTCATCATCGCGTCATAAGAATACAAAGCTCCACCAGAAGGTGCAAGTTGAGACGCGACACCTGAGCCATATTGATGCAAAGGAGCGCCTACGATTAGATCATAATCTGAATCTGACCTTCTAGTTCTTGACACTGCGATGCTACGTGCAAATGCTTCAGTTTCATGATTCTGAGAATATCTAGAGTTATAACCTTGTGCTATGACTTTTTGCAAGAAAACCCAATCTTGTTGTTTTGTTCCCCAATCTTTTATCTTTCTTTCGTAAGTGTAAACTGCTCCAGCGTTTTCTATTACTTGTCCACTATTTCTAATTTCTTGACTAAGAGATAAGTCTCCAGTGTCATGGGTCTCTAAAGTTCCGACAGAGAATTGATCATTAAATTCCTTCCTTACAAAATCTCCAAAATTTCTAATAATTAAAGAATCGTCACTATGATCTGGAGCAGATATAGCCATAAAGTCTGCATCAATTACAATTTCAGATCCAAACCTGTCACTTCTTCTCGTCGAATTGTTCCCAACGCTTAAAGAATTGGGCTGAACCTTACCTGTTGATGTCCAAGGAGTAATTGTATCATTTGGCCCAACTCCGTCCATTGTTTTTTCTATTTTATATACAGCGCCAGCTCCACCATAATAGCCAAGCTGTGCATTGTAGAGTGGTCCATTAGGAGTATTTTCTACAACTTCACTCCAAGGTGTAATTGTTTCCCCACTAAATGCAGCAAAAGGAGAACCAGCATAGATTACATCGTCTTCATCAATTTTTACATTATATCCGAATAGGTCTCCGGGGTATCCAGATATTAAGTGACTGACTTGATCAAAGTCTAAGAAGTCATGACCAAAAGTTTGCATGAAATTAGGTGGTAATTGACCCATCCCTGTGTCGTAATATCTTTCTCCATTTACTTCTACATTAAACTTAGAATAGCAGCCGTAACTTGCCATAATTCCTGAGAATGTAATACGCTGTGCGTCTCTAGCTGCTTCTCGCGCTTCATCGCTGGTGTCTGTGGGCGGTGGAACTCGCTTCTCAACGAAGGCGCTTCCTTTGTGTTCTAATGGTTCGGAAGGCATAATCCACTGAAATTCAGTTATTCTTCTTAGAACCTCATCATTACCAAAACTAATTGCAGATTTTCTGCCTTGATTGTATCCACCAAACAGACTATTAAAACCTTCATTTTCTTCAGAGGCTAATAATCTAGCAGGACTGCTCTTTTCTGGTGAAACAACTTTTGTAATAGATGTATATCTTAATCCTGCTTCCTCCCCAGTAAAGTCAAAGTCCATATCTGGTGGATATCTATAAAATTGTCGTATGAAGTTAATTACTTTGGGGGAAATAGTTTGACTATCATTTTCAACCGTGGCGGTTAAACCTTGTATCATGCTAGCATCTGTTATAACTGTAATGCAGGATCTTTCAGCTCCATATTCAAAAGGAGCTTGAAAGTATTGTTCTTGAGCAGCAACAACGGGTCCATCAGCTATATCATCTCCACCGTCTGGTGGTGTGAAAGATTCTATACAATCATCACTTGGGCAATACTTATGACTTGGATTACTTATCTCTCTGTCTACTGTGTATTCTCTTGTAGAAGGAGGTATTGCTGGTGTAATAACTTCTCTTGTAGAATAAACAGGTCGAAAAAATCCTCCAAACACATCAAACGGTGGTTCAATTTCAATACCAGATACGCCAACTAACCTCCAACTATCGAAGTCGATTGGATTCTCCCTTTCTGGAATAAAATTATCGGCAGAAACAAAAAGGTCTATTTCTGTAACACCTTCAGGTATTGTAAGAATCACAGACCTTCTAACAATCCTTGATTGTCCAATAACCATACCTCCTATACCTTCAAGCCAATATCTCTTGTCATCAACGGAACTTTGGTTTTTTGGTGGCAGCACAACCCCACCACGAACTCCGTCAACTTGATAACCTATCTTAACATCTTCTTGTTTTTCATAGTATGGTTTTGGCTGATTATCGTTCAGTTCGTACATGGGCCACTGCGCTTGATAATCTAAGATATCACCTTGTGGATTACCCCTAGCGTTCTGTCCCGGTTTTCCATTGGTTTGCTTAAACAGACTACTAACGTCACAATTAGTTATGGTGTATTTTAGCGACCCTCTTTCAGAAGGAAAATTACTCACTTCTTCAAAAAACATTCTATAGTATTTATTTGGCTCTACGTTAAACGTAGCCTTTATCTGTCCACTTCTAATTATACTAGTGCCAACGGGGAACGATCTAGTTCCCATGATATTAGCATCTATATAAAGTGTTGTATTGGCATTGTTAGGTTCAATGGCTATAAATTCAAACTTAGACCTTTCTGCTGGTGATACGGTAATCGCATTGTAGTAGTTATCATCATTTTCAATCTGTGAGGCACTTCCTCTTTCCCCAAACACAAGATCAGAGTTTCCGCTTCCTCTAAGATAAATGCTTAGATAGCCAGCCCTATTTATCGACACATTATTACTAGTATCGTCGAGTGTGGCATACTTAGATTTTTGTGATATGAAATATGGCTTCATAGAAAGACCAAGCTCTTCGCATAAATATTCTGCATTTCTAATTAATTGTACTAAACCCGGCCTCTCTTCAAATTTGAGACCAGTGTGAGAATCATCACCAAAAGTAATTACAAGTTTTGAATTTGGATTATCATTAAGCCATTTCTTTAGCTCTACTATTTCTTGGTTAGATGGTCTTCCTCTTGGATTAGCAATCCAAGCAACGTCAGCGTTAACGCCGGGATCATTAATATTTAACGGATCAAAATTTTCTGTTACAAAATTACCAAGATTTTCAAAAAATTGACGTAAGCTAGATCCTTCGCCAGATTCAACCCGTGGGTATGCTTGACGGAAACTGTCATTACCAGTAAAGCCTCCAAGTTGAATAATTCTTGCTCCACCACCTAGCTGTCCAGCAGTCGCTTTATCTGTCAAATTCATATAGAACTTACCATTAGCGTCGTCACTCCAGTTCAGTATGCTTACAGATTCTGTTTTAAGCATAGATATCAAATGTACTTCTGATGGACCATACGCTTCTCTAGCGGCTACAGGGAAACTATCCGTTATAGGTTCAATTACTTCATTGCTTGATTCTAGTATTTCAGACTTAGCCATAGCTATAGCTGTCTTGTTATTTTCTTCCAGTATAGGATTGCCGACTTCTAAGAATTTACTTCTAGATCTTTGAACATTATAATAATTGTAATTTATAGATGAAAAATTACCACTTTCAGCAGTCCAATAAAAGTGTGGTGTTGTAGAATTAACATTACTAGTAAACTGCTTTGTATTTCTAGGTACAAACTCTTGACCAGAGACATATCGTTCTTCATAAATTTCCTCTGGACTTCCTTCATTAAATTGTACTTTATTTAATCTTTCAGCAGCGGCTAAAATAGGAACTGGTTCCATTCCTTCTGTCAACCTATCTGTTCTAGATTTAGCTTCTACATCGCATCCCCAATCTTGAATTTGATGACTGCCGTATTGGAAGGCAAGGTTTATTTGATACGGAACAAGTATAATTCCCCTTGGTGTCTCCTTTTCACACTCATCCCACCAAGAAGCTCTTAAGTCGCCCTTGTGTTTAATAGGCAGTTCACACTTATAGTTAACAGATTCATAGCCTTTCTTTTCTTGGAAAGGCAATTGGTCCAGACCTTGCAGTATGCTATACTCTGGTGCTTTCTGACACTGGTAACTATCAGATATTCCTTCATCATAAAATCTAATATCACCAACTCCAGAGCCTCTTATGTTAGTGCCAGTAATAAACGAACGCATTGGTCTTGGTGCTTCTTTGCCCACTTGAGGAACATAAGAAGGTTGAACATTTAGATACAAACCAGTGTCCTGATCAACCATTGATTCATAGCGGGTAGCTGCTTTTTCTATTCTCATCCTAGAATCTAAATTACTTAGTAATCTATTTAAAATATCATTTGATCTAGCATAAGCTCCTTGATTGCCCTTCTCGTCGGTTTCGTAGAAAGGATCATCGCCCACTAATACTAAATTTCTATCGCCAAGAGCAAGCCAATCTTTAATATTTTTCACAACTTCTTCACTCAGAGAGTCAACCTCTGGCGTAATAATCATTAAAGTTCCAACATTTTCTGGAATTTCTGGATCAGTAAATTCAGATTCTATGTATTTAATATTCCTACTAGTAAAAGCATTGTGATAATGATTATACAGTGGAGTGTCTTGATCAGCCCCAGCTAGCGTCCTGTTTAGATTGCCGAATACTCCATACTGCATAACAGTATCATGAGGATAATATTTTCTACCTTCTAATATTCTAATTGAACCGGCATTTACATTAGAGAACCACTGAGCAGTATCGGTACTCCAACCAACACCGGGCTTGTACCAAAATATACTTGCATCTCTTGCGCCTAAACTATCAGTCGGACAGCCCACGACAACGGTTGTTCCGTCTGAATTGACATCGACGCTATATCCCATTCTAGAAGAAGGCATGTGGTCTTTAGCCAACCAATCCCAGCTATGCCCAGCACCAAGGTCGCTATATTTATAAGTTTTTCTAATTCTATAGTCCGCACCGTCGTGTTCATTCCGATACAATCTAAATTCAAATCTTCCACTAGGACTTAACGAATTATAGAATATGTCTTTAGCTACAGACAGCTGTTGACTACTAGTAATAGATCCTTTTAAATTATTATTAAGACTTCTAGCAGCTTGATATATTTCTCCATAAGAAGTATCCTGTGGACCATAATTTCTTAACCAGCTAATAAGACTGAAGTAAAATGAAGAATCAGGATTATGCTCGTAAATCTGAACAGCTTCATCTATAAAGGGTGAACCTATAACTATTGCGTTGCCATGTTTGCTAATTGCTACGTCGTGGGCATATCTATCAATGTATTGATTATTGTTAGTAGTTGGTGATAATATCTCTTGAGTTAGTTCCCATCCGTAGTCTAAATTTTCAAAAATGTAAGCAGCTCCACCACTAGGTGCGTTTATATTGAACTCAGATAAGCCCTCTGTAAACGTGCCTAAGTTGTTGGCAAATAATCTTACTGCTCCACCGTCGAATAGGTTATCTCTATCTAACGCTGAATTTAAAATAGAAGCTGCCTGCGATACCCAACCTTCATCACGAGCCACTTTCTTGTAGAAGAATGGTCTTGCGGCAGCTCCAGTATAATCCGTTAAACCATTTTCATATGTGTAATCAGAAAGCCAATTTTGGAAACTCTCTAAAACTCCACCTTCAATTCTATCTGGCAAAGAAGAGCCTAAAGCCCTAGTACCATAAGATAGACTGTCATCTACATAAAAACCAAGTATTGGAGGCATTCCATTATTTACTATAGAATCATTTCTTGGGAATAAGTCTTGGTATATAGTTTTAAGTTCAGAAACTATTAAATCTTGCTGTTGTCTAAAGTCTTCTACATTATTAAACACGCCCATTCTATGTATCTGACGCTTATGTATGAAGTCTGGGGGTGTTACTGTGTCATCTTCAAAATTAGGAGATGCTTCTGAAGATGTACCCAATATTCCCTCACATATTACAATTTGAACATCAAATTTAACAGCTGGATCACAATAATATCTAAAGTATGTATCTCTTTCTGTGATATATTTCAGTATTTCTCTGTAGTCTATACTTGTTGGTCGGCTTGCACTTCGAGGCCAAGGTATAGTAGGAATAAACTCGTCAGTAAATACAAATAGTATTACTCTTACTGGGTCAGGATCTAAACCTGCAAAGTTTCTTTGCCAAACACCACCCGGACCTCCAGCAATAATAACTTCTCTACCATTGTGAGAAGATACTGCAACGGAGTGTCCAAGCTCTCTACCTTTCTGACCATTTATCCACTGTCTTTGATTAGCTTGACCAATAACCTTTTTGCCCTCTGAGATATCTACGACTTGGGTTTTATACCTATCAAGTCTGAAACCACTAGGCATTGCTAACTGAGATTCAAAAGACCATCCGGCTCTATCATCTTGAGTGGACCAATCATAACCACTTGGTGCTGGATTCCTTCTGTATACAAAAACTGAACCAGCGTTTGGTATTGGTTCTCCATTGTCTTCTAGGTCAAAATGAGGAACGCCAACAGCCATCAAATCACCTGCGATATCTACTGAGTACGCAAACTCATCAAAGATATTACGTTTGCCATTTGGAGCAACCAATTTAATTCCGCTGTAATCTACTTCATCGGTTGATCCATAGGCCATCTCATTAATTTCTCTAGGAACTTCCAGTATTCCTTCTTCAGCAGACTGTGCGGAAATCGTAATGTCGTAAGGTTGTCCCGGTATCAAATTTGTGAATTTTCTAACACCATAATAATTATTCCTGTATCCTGTTTCTATGGTGTTGTAGCCAATAGTCTCACTATTATTGTATACATTTATAGGTCTAATTACACCTCCCGGTATACATTGCGTATCTAGCCACAGAGTGTCGTGCGTATATAGTTGTTGCTCTATGCAGTTTCCGTTATTGTCACAATCTCCATAGCACATAGTTACAACGCCACGTATTTCATCATTAGCATCATATTCCAACCTGTAATTATCTCTAATATCAATTGCACTACCAACATTAGAACCATTCCAGTAGAAGGATGTTAGATAATTTTGAGAATCATTAATTGGATTTACATTTACAGTATGAAGTGGCATAGATCCGTTAGCATGGAATATAGTTGGATCAAAACTATTAACATAAAAATTCATATTGCCAGAAGATGTCTGTTCTATATCGTCTGTTTTAACAATAAAGTTAAGTTGTTGATACAACCCCTTCTTTGTTATCCCTTTTATTTCATCTCTATAAAAGTATGCAGATGAACCTTCTGTGTATAAATTAAATTGTAAATTAATATTGTTGTGATCTTTCCCATTTTCATCCATAGCTCTAACAAACAAAGGAGCCTGAGCCAAAGAGTGTGGACCGTTAAATAAATCATCATTTTGAGCATACATTGCCATAATCGTCGAAGACCTACCGAGATCACCAACAGCACCAAACATAACGTCGTTGGTTTTATTATCTTGATATTCCAAACCAAGAGATCCAAAGTTTCCACCATTATTACTGAAGAAGTCTTCGATACCATTTGTATGCAAAATCATTCCCGGCTGTTCGTGTAATGACGAAACAATACCAACAGGAGTTGTTGTAAAGAGGCTCATAGGTCCAACAGACAAAAGACCAATACCAGAGCTGTAGAAGTTCATGCCCCCACTAATATGTGGCATTAGTCCTCCAGAAGCAAATATGTTCATTTCTGGCGTGTTATAATAAATTGGTTCCTGACAGAACAAATTCATATTCTCAAAAGCTTTAGGTTCTCCACTAGCGTAAAGAGTAAAATCATCTATATATAAAACATCTTTAAGATGTAACGCATCTTCAAGCCTAACTTCAGCCGAATGCATTCTAACCTGAGACCTAAAATCACCAGAAGGATAAGCTAAATCATACTGCAAGAACATATCATTAATATCATTTGAGTATAGATAATGATCTGTTTCTTTTATTAACTGGTCACGGTTGAAATTTGACCAAGGTTCTGTAGTTTTATCAGTTATATTTCCTACAGTAAATTTACTAGTAAGTTTCTGCCAACAGTCTTCAGGTCCAACGTAATGATAATCTCGATTAATTAAACCCCAGTTTGTTGTGTCAAAAAGGTCAGTTTCTTTTCTCTTAGTGTAAAGACTAACTATAATCTTAGGACCAACATTACCATCAGGCCACTGTATGTCACCAGTAGTGTCATGTTCTACAATTGTGTCAACCGCAATAGCTTCTGTAGCAGGATCATAACTTCTTGGAAAAGTTTTAACAAGTCTTGGAGCGGCTGCAATAAATTTACTTCTTACATCATCTAAATGTATTCTTAAGAAATCATTTTCTATTTGAGTGTGATAAGAAAGACCAGAAGCCAAAACATTATTAGGCAAGGGGGTGTCGCATATTGTGCCATAAGTTTCACCGCTAGTTTGATGGTCATGAATTATTAAGTCTTGACCAATCCTATTGGTCATTGTGTCAAAAGACGCACCAAATTCACAGAACTTAAATCCTCCGATATGCCACTGGCTAGCTTCTTCATTTATAAAGTCCCAAATCTTAAATCGTTCATCTTTATATGTTTCTCCAACGTTCCAGAATTTAGATCTAAACGAATCAAAAAATCTATCTATGTTACTTTCTTGTCTAGTAATATTAGCTTTTGATGGAACAATTAAAGTTCCAGAAGGATTACTTTCAGCTATGCCAAACTCTGTTATAAACGCACTCATGCCAACACCTGAGCCGTATGAGTTACCAACTACTAAATCACTATCACTAGAATGTATTGTGAACGCAGACGAGGAAGCTCTTAACGCATTAAAGTTTCCACTAGCAATTTCATTATCTGTGTATAATCTTAGCTTACCCGACAGTTGATCATTATAAGTAAGAACAGCTGCAAGAGGGTAGGAGTAATTTGTATAAGAAAGAGGATCTTGAACTGTTACCACATTACCAGTATTATCTCGTGCGTGTCCAGTAAGCTTGCCGTCTTTATACCCCAACGTAAACTCAAGATCTTTACCTGAATCCCACTTAGAAACCAAGACCCCAGAATTAAACAGGTTGTAATCAGCACCGCTAACAGAGATGTCTGGAGAAAATCTAACGAACACAGAGAATCCATTGTTAGTATTGATATCTCCAAAATTAATATTGTTAGAAGCTTGATTAACACGTATGGCGTTATCAAAACCGTCTGTAATTTGACCATACAGCTCATGACCCGCAGTGGTCCAATCTATTGTTCTATAGTCTCTATCTTGCGTTGCAAATAACTTGTCAGTCTGGAATCTCATGCCAATATTTTTGACAAGATTACCTGTTAGATTACCAACATAAGTGGCAGTATTAGATATCTCTGGGTTTTGGTCAGAGTATATTGTATTGATATTATTATCGGGATCAAAAGCTGGGTTGATATGTATATCGTTAAAGAGATAGTGACCCTTGGTGAATGGATAGTAAAGAGGTGGATTCTCAAATGCTAAGTCAAACTGATCTGCTTGGAAAGGTCCAGACTTTATACCTCCGTCAACACCTCTCCACCTTCTAGCATAATTGGTTTTAAGTGTAGCAGGAGCTGTATAAGCATGTGGTATATTTTCTATGAGAGATAAAGGCTTTTCAGTCCATATAGAATTTAGCCTGTCGTCATTACTGCCCATTTTATTTAACTGCAAAGATGCGTACCTTCTAGATACTTCTTGAGAGCCATGACCAAGTGTATGCATGGTAATCGCATTAGAAGGTATATACTTTACTTCTAAATCTACTCTAGCTATTACAGCGCCTGTAGGTAAAGGAAATATATCAAGTATTAAAGATTCAAAGTTGTTAGATCCAGAATAGTCTTCTTGTAAGCCAAACTTGTCTGTACTTCTATAAATTTTAAGAGGTATTACATAGTCTTGTAGTTCAGTAGAATTAACCACCGGAGCAGTGCTAAGAAGATAATGATCGCCCCCCGCATTTGCAGTAGTTGTCTTTTCAAAGAAACCTTCTCTAGACGAAACGCTTTCTGCTGAAGAAGTCAGATAGTTGGATTGTTTGAATCCTGATGTTATTGGTATTGATCCAGTTCCAGAATCTTTGTTCTGTAAAAATCCACCAACAGCAGAAGAAACATTGAGTAAACCATCGTCCGTAAAGCCCACAACATCTAAAACATAATCACGACTTCCAACAGCTTTTTTAGCCCTAACGTGTAGTTCAATTGAGTCTACTTGGAAAAACTCGTCTGGCCCCGACACTAATTCAACCTTAGCACTATTAAGTCTACTATACTTATTCTTGCCTCCCAAGCCCCACTCTCCATTTGTCGGTTGTTTTACAGAAACTGGAGGTTGATGTTCAAATTTAACTTTTAATTTACCAGAATCAGAGATTGGACTAGTTGATATTAATTCTATATACCTTTCTGATTGGAAGTCTATCAAAGCTTTTTTCATACCAGCCTTGTCATTAACTGTATTGTTAAATGAATAAACGCCCCTGTCTGGTGAAGATCTCCATAAAGTTTGTACTTCTGGATGCACACGGGTGGTATAGTCTTGCAATAATATTTCTGTAGGATAAATCTTTCTTGTGGTTCTTAAACTTTCTGTTGGAGGCAGATTGTAAAGAGGTATGTAATTCTCTACAAATGGACCTTTAGATCCACTAGCAGCAATTTCAATGTTTGATATTCTAATAGAATTATTAGGAGTAAAATCAAAACCCTGAGTTTGAGTGGATAGCGGAGATCCATCCAACCCAATATAATCATTATCACCAGTTATTACAAAATCTAAACTGCACCCCTCTTCATAACCTTTATTAAACTCTGGAGAAAATGGTTTGTGAAAACACGTTACCTCAAAATCCATATTAAGCTTATAGCCACTAGCCTCTGTTAATATAGGAAGTTTTTCATACGTATCCCAGTTAGGTCTCTTAGCGTTATTTATAATAGGCTCTGTTACATATGTAGCAAAATTATAATTCTCATCCTCAGTACTAAATTTACTATCACCTCTAACCTTAATGTCTTTATAAGTAGATATTATATTACCAGATGGGTCTGTCCACCTAATGTTATGTATTCTATACTCTGGTGGTATATCAGACTCTAATACTGACATTGGAGCTGCTGCACGAATAAACAAGAAGTTTTCGATTGGCTTAATTCTAGGAGGAGTTAATTCACATTCGTAGTTAAAATTACCTTCTGAGTATACAGATGAGGGTTGAATAAAACTTCCAAACTCGTCAGAGATACGTGAACTGACTTTAAATGACTTAGTATAGTTACCAGTAAATAATCCTTCGTCTACACTTCTGTATAAACCGCTGGGGTCAAGAGCTTTGTTTACAAAGGAAACATTATTCTTTTCTATGTTTATATCTTTGATAGGATAAAATTTTTGAGTTGCTGAGAAATCTCTCAGTCTGTTAATTTGTTTAACGTGACCGCCAATTTTATCTACATAGGTGTTAGTAAACTTAGACTTGCCAGCAACTCTAGATCTACAAGAGATAACTCCACCCTTGGCCTTGGCAACAATTTTACCATTTTTTTCTTTCCTGCTTAAAGCGCCACCATAAGAAGTTCCATCTTCATCGGAAGCATTAAAATATGGATCTACGCGAGGAGTCCTTGCTTTAATATATATTTTGTTTATTGTTGGTGATGTAAGTGATACTTCTACGTCTTCTACATCTATAAATCTTATAGAACCAGAGCCACTTAACCGTTCTTTTGTAGAATCTGTAGAGTTAGAGAAACCGCTGGACTCTAAATAGTCTAAAAATAATTTAGTAATTTCAGAGTCAGACATATCATCTGTAATAGTACCATCAGCTTTACCATCAGATATAAATTGATTCAATATTTGTTCTATTAATGTCGTATCTGTAGAACCAAAAGCGCCAGCAATCACAGAAGATATAATGTCAATATCAGTATCAATACCTATATTTACAATTACAGAAATAGTTCCTCTAACTGAACTAGAGGATTTAAATTTCCCATCAACCTTTCTGAAAACGGTAGCATTAGAAGCTAAAGCTTCTTGAGTGGCGTAAAAAGAATCGCTGGTTGTTATGTTAGCTATAGGTGCGCCAGCTCTTATTTTACTAATAGCTTTAGGGCTTGACCTTTGAGTACTGACTGAACATTCCATTTTATTTTCCTAGTTTGACAACTGGCTAGAAGATGGTGCAGCATTACTACCATCTGGGTTTTGTCTAGTTTCAGCTAATTTCTCTTCAATCTTCTGACTCACAACGTCACCCATCAACTGTGTAAGTTTCTGAAGTACTCCACCGTCATTAATATTTACACTAACATTTGTATCAGCTAATTTAATTTCTAATTTAGTATTTTCTAATCTATCTATATTAGCAGATAAATCAGTATTAAACTTCTCTAGAGATGCGGAGAATTTATTTAATAATTCTGGATCAAGTCCAACCCCTCCTGCTCCAGCCTGAGCGACTTGACCAGTAGCCGCTACATTCTTTTGAGATGGGACGGCTCCAGCAGCTGCTGGACTAGCGCCAGCTGTACGTTGACTTTTTTGATATTGTTTGTATTCTTCGCTGTCAGCTGTTGTGTCAGTTGCGCCAATAGAATCAGTAAACGCAGAGAAGTAACTTCTATTTTCTTTTCTTTTACTTCTTCTTGATTGTTCATCTTCTGCAAGTCTAGACTGTATTTTTTCTTGTTCTTGAGTGTTTCCAGAGGATTGAGCCATAGCCATTTCATCTTGTAATCTGGCCTGCTCCTTTGCCTTGTTTCTTTCTAATACGTCTAGTCCAGAATCATCTACACTGGCTGTCCTCATACTTTCTGTCTTTTTAGCTGATTCAGATGCTACTTTTCTTTCTTCCATCAGCTGACCACCACTCTTCACTAATTCTGCCCCACCACCAACAATTGCTCCAACGCCAGCTCCTACAGCTGTTCCAACGCCCGGAACGAAAGATCCTATACTTGCGCCAATGGCTGCTCCTCTACCCATCGACTCGTAACCAGCCATTACTTGGTCAGCAGTACCACCCTCTTGAACACCAAGCATACTACCTGTAATAGAACCACCAACTGTAGCGCTACCAGTTAACATTCCAGCAGTTCCTTTATAAAGAGAACTTTGCTCGTCTAATGCTCTGTCAGCAATCAAGCCCGGACCAACTACATTGCCTTCTTCGTCTTTAGCAGCTCTAACATTAGAGTCAGATGTAGCTCCTTTATATGCACCTATTGCCAAGTCTGCTACAGCCATTCCGGGTCCAAGCGCTTTACTAAGAAGCTTACCTCCCGCACCAACTCCCTTTGAAAGACCCGGAGCGTATTTGGTTGCTAGGTCTGTTCCCTTCGTCATCAGCTTCTTAGCGCCTGCTCCCATCCTGCCACCAACTGTTTTTTGTACGCCAGCTCTTGCTAACTCGTCTGTTGGTCCCATTGGACCCATTTGATTAGCAACCTTAGCATACTTCATACCTTGAGATACATTTCCAACAAAACCTTTGCCGCCTTTATAAGCATTAGATAATAAATCTTTACCACCTTGTACAATTTTGCTGTTTCCTGCTCTTCCAGCCATGTTTTTGGCTGAATCAACCAGCCCCTTGGTACGAGATGCTAGCTTGTCAGCATTTTTTGCTCCCATAACTTTATCAGCAGCTCTAGTAGCGAAATCTTTACCACGACCCAAAGCGTCTTTTGCTCTTGATCCCATTTTACCACCAATATTTGATGTGGCATTATCAGCCGCTGCAATATCATCCGCACTCATCATTGAACGATCAAAGTAGCTAAGTTTACCACCAGTATTAAATCCAGCTTTGGCATCGCTAGCCATGTCAGCTGCTCTTAAGCCAGCCCTTTGACCTTGTATTTTAGCTACTTTGCCAAAGTTACCAGCCTTAGTTTTAACGGTTGATGCAACGTCACCACCAAAGTCAGCGACTTTAGATCCAAATTTTTGAGCTTGGCTACCACCCTGCTGGAACATGCCGCCTGCCTTAGTAAGACCTGACATGTTTTTAGTAGACATGCCCATCTTAGACATGTCATATCCTGCTTTTAACTTCGTAGCCGCCGGTATGCCAGCTTGTAATCCCATTTTACCAGCTTGGAAAGCAGTTGCAGGACTTCTTTTTACCATGCTAGAAACTGATCCAGCTATACCCCCACCACTACCGGAATCGCCCGTGCCACCAGAATTAACTTTTTGAACATTAATATTTGCTGTTTGTGCTTTAACCGTGGCTGACTTGACTCCTGCTCCAGCGCCACCTTCAGCTGTCTCGCCAACATCACTACCTCCCAAAGCTTTACCAGCACTCTCTAATACTTCTCCAGCCTTCATAAGTTTTCTAGCGCCGTCTTCTATAGCCTTACCAACTTCTAAATCACCCTGAGCGGAAGCAACCATACTATCTGCTAGAGGTTTAAGGTTTGCTGCTAAGTCTCTGATTTCTTTGTCTAAACTGGTTTCTTCTAAAGTAGTACCAGCAGCAGATTTAGCGAAACTGTCATCAGCAATTCCGACATTGTTAGCCACAGCTTGGAATCCACGCTCAGTGAGTCCTCCCGGTCCTCCAAGTTTCTGACCGTACATCTCTGTGACTCCAGCCTCTTCAAGTCTTTTATTTTCTTGAGCGGCACGACCAAGAGCTTGACCACCCATCATGTTCATGGCGGCACTGTCACCAGTAGCTATAGCAGCTTGTGCTGATTGGGTCGCCATGTTATCCATAAAGGATTCAACGTCTCCACCAATAAGAGCGTCCATTGCGTCTCGTTCAAGCTTATTCTTTTCCTTAATGGTTGATAGTTCTTGTTGTTTTATACTAATTAAGTTTTTAGTAAGATCATACTGTGCTTTAGTAAGATTATTAAGTCTTTCTTGATTTTTGTTTAGTTCAACTCCAGCGTCTCCACTAAGACCAGTGCCACCTCCAGCAGAGTCCATCCTAGTTTCATTAGCTTGGGCAATCTGACCTCTTGTGTCTTGTATGTTTCTAAGTATTTGGTCGGGCGATGCGTTTGCAACACCAGTAACGCCAGCTGCTTCAGACTGTTTGTTGAAAGAATCAATAGCAGCTTGTTCTCTCATTGCAGGACTGACTGCCGCACCACCGTGCTTGGCTTGTATCTCTTGCATTTCTAAGATCATGCCAATTCCGCGCTGTTGAGCTTTAACATATTGATCTTCAAGTGCTAATCTGCGTTGAACAACTGCATTAAGTTTTTTCTGCATTTCAATTTGTTTTTGAATTGCATTTCTTACTTGCTCTAATTGTTTACCACCAATATCTCCAATCTTCTTTTCTAATACGTCAAAGTTTCCAAGCTCAATTTGTTCTAACTCAGCTTGCGACAAATCCATATTCTCAATGCCAGCAAGGATATTCTTTTCTACTTCTGCGCCAAGGTTCATTCCTTTAATGTCTTTAACAATAACATCAAGTACTGCATCTTTCTGAGAAGTTCCAGTACCTCCACCAGCCAATCCCTTAGCGGCAGCAGCTTTAAGATCATTCTGTGCTGTTTTAAACGACTCTGGCAATTTTCGCTGAACAGCATTTACGCCCTTCATGTTAGCTTCAAACTTATTGATTTGATCGTTGGTAGCGCCAAATCCTCTCAGTGTGCCAGAAGCCTCACCAAGAGCTGCGTTAAAATCAGCTGTGCTAATGTTATTAGCAGCTCCAGTAACACCATTCTCAAGAACAGACATAGAATTAGCTAGAGTACTAAAACCAGCCTCTTGACTGCTTAAATAATTATTTAAGCCCATAGCAGCTGCATTAGCTGCACCATTAACGCCAGCCATACCTAAAGTCATTGCTTCAATTGCAGCTCTAGTCTTTTCAGCTTGCTCTGCAATATTCTTAAACTTCTGAGCTAAGTCTTCACTAGCGCCCGCACCATTTTCTGTAGCTGCATCAAGCCGTTTAATTGTTTCTAAATAATTTCTTCCAGATTTAGAATTTTGCTCAAGGTCTGCTTTAAATTGTTCTAGGGTCTGACCAGCATTTGCAGCTTGTCTCATCATAACGGAAATTGCTGGGTCAGCAGCACTAACAGATTTTTCAGCAGCGTCAAGAGATTTAGCTCTTGTTGAACCTTGCTCTTTTATTCTTTCATTTCTAGTGGAGTTTGTTTCCATGCCAAGCATACCACCACCCAAGTAAGCTCCAGCATTTCTAAGACTTCCAGTGATTACTCCATTTTCTTGTGCCTCAACAGCGTCTTTGGTGGTTACATCTCCTTTGGCGGTAGCAAATCCAGAAGTTCTTTCAAGGTTTTGATTTGCAGAAGCAAATGAATTTTGGAATTTGTCCATTACGTCAACAGCAGTGCCGTTTCCGTCCTTGAAGGCTTGCATAGCCTTATTAGCTTTCTTAGTATCCTTGTCTAAGGATTTCATAGTTTCAGCAACGCCTGCATTAGCCTCTGCTAAGTTTCTAGCAGCAGCTCCAGCTCCAAAGAAGTGTCCAACAGCAGCAGTCATTGTGCCTACTATAGCCCCACCGATACTGCCAACAATCGCACCTAAAGGTCCAGCAACAGCCATACCAATAACAGAACCAGCGGCAGCGCCTATACTTCTAGCATTATTAGCAGTCTCTAACTGAGCTTTTCCTCCTGCTGCATCTCCAGCAGCTGAAACATCACCCTCGTCAACAGCCTTATTAAGTTTTTGTTGATAATTATAAAATGTTGTAATTGCACTATTAAGTATACCAACAGCGGCAACTGAAGTGCCAAGCGCAGCAACGAATGGTGTCATGGCTTGTGCAGCTGAACCAAGACTTTGACCGAACGCAACTGCTTGTTCAGGACTGGCTTTAAATCTACCAGCTATTTTCTCTCCTGCTGATCTGGCAAGACCACCAATCTTTCCTTGGACTCTACTCTTTCCATTTTTTTGGAAAAGACCAGCGAAGTTGGTGGCGTTAGCCTCTACACCCAGTTTTTGCAGAACAGCAGCAACAGCTAAACCTTGAGAAGCAACTGTTGTAAAAGAATCTAATATAGCGGCAGTGCCTGTTGACAAAGCTCCACTAGTAGCGTCTATTGTAGGTCTAAACATTGCTACAGAGCTGTTCACAGCCATAACGCCCATAAACATAGATTCGAGGCTTGCTGTGTTCTTCTTTACCTTATCAGTATTATCTTTAGTTGTTTGAGTTGGAGGACCACCTCCACCACTAGGAGGATTAGGAGGCCCACCGCCACTGTTTCCAATGTTACCTTTAAGTGGAGATCTTATGGCTTGACTTTGAGAAGCAGCCATGAATTCTTGTTTAGCAGCTTTTGCTCTCGGTATAGCCTCCTGTTTATTTTTTTCATATACAGCTGCCTTTTCATCCATAGAAATAGCTTTTTCAGCGACAGCCATTCTTTGTGTTTCAAGTTTAACTTTTAGGTCAGTTGCGCGCTTCATGGCTTTTTCGCCCTTCGCGCCCTCCTCTGCACCCTCTCTAAGCTTAACCATAGAGTCATCAACTGATCTTATACGATTAGTTAATTCGTCTTCCTGCTTATAAAGTCTTTCTGATGCCGCTTTAGATTCTTGTATTACAATGCTATGACTTTTAATATCAGTTTCTAATACCTTGTATGCTTGTTGTAAACCGTCAACATTTAATCCAGCACTACCAGCAGCGATTCCAGAAGAAGCTACAGGTTTTACTCCAGTTCCAGTAGTGCCACCAGCAAACTTTTGTACAACGCCACCGTCTGCGTACTTAGCAACCTTGTTCATTCTATTCAAAGAGCCATAGCCAATTTTCTTAGCAGAAGCTCTATTTACAACAAACTCACCGGGAGTCAAAAGTGCGGGAACTGTATCTGTACCAACAGGACCGCCAGTAGCCATCTGTTTTAAATTTGTACCTTCAAAATTACCTTTATTAATATCACCAACTATTTTTTCTGTAATACTCTCAAATGTTCCAGAATTGGATGTACGTTTAGCGTCAGCTTTTACTAGGCTAGACATATCTCCACCAAACATGGCTTGAAGTTTATCTTTTACTCCCTCGCCTTTTAAACTTGATGAAGGGTAGTCAAACAAAGTTCCAGCGCCACCCATCTTGGCTCCACTAATTGCTGATATAATACCCTCATTAACAAAACCTTCAACTGTGTCTCCAGCTCCTCCCGCTACAAACAAGTTGTTTAATACGTCTTCTTTTTTAGGATCTTGTGCTTGAATAACTCCAGCAGATAAGAGTCCTTGTTGTTTTATTTTAGATACTGTCGCCTTAACTGTAGCTCTTAATCCTCTTTCGGTTTGTTGTTTAACAAGTTTTGCAATTTGTGGACTAGTTGAGTTTGGATCTCCGGGGAAGAAACCTGATATACTTCCACCAAATTCTACTTCTTGTCCTGCAACTCTAGCAGATCCACTACCAAGATCTTTTTTATATTCTTCCGCGACTTGATCTTTTCTCTTTTTGTTAGCTGCGCTCATGTTTCCCGATAGGGAAAGCGTCTGGTTTTTGCCGGGGGTATATTTATTTTGACCTTTAGTAATAAAACCTTTTTCTATCTGTTCTACTTTAGTCAAGTTATTTGCATATTCATTTAATTCAGATCCTAGTTTACTAGCATTCTTGGTAGATTTTAATTTTCCAAGTTGTGAAAGTGCGTTAGCATTGGTAACTTCATACTTACCCTTAATGTTTCCTTCAGTGTCTTCACCTTGTTCTGGTCTTAAAAAGAAGCCGCCAATCTTTCCTTTTTGTACTTCTATTTTACCACCCTTAGCATACTTATTATTATTCATACGCTGAAGATTAGAAGCACCTAGCTTTTGAACACTACTCTTTTTAATTACAAACTCTCCGGGCGTGAGCATAGCGGGGACTGTATCGCCATTTCCAGAGCCGGGGACAACGCCTCCTCTGTTAAAACCCATTACGCCCTTACCGCCACCAGCCATAGAAGCCATTCCACCCATCATTCCTTGCATACCTTTAACTAACTTAATAGCAGCTAAAGCACCAAGTAAAGGAATAAGAGGTTTTACAGCTTCACCAATTTTAATCAAAGCACTAGCTAAGACTAAAGCTGTATTAGCCATCGTTTGGAAAGTACCAGTTTCACTAATACTTCTAACCAAAGCGGCAAATTCGCCAGCAACATTCTGTATACGAACCGCGAGTGTTTGTTGGGCCTTGGCAGCATCTTCAGCCAAAGAATTAGAACCAGCTTGAGCTACGGCTAAAGCTCTTTGGGCAACAGAATATTCTTTAATTAATGGTAAGACTTTACCAATCTGTCTAAATCCACCCAACTGTTCTGCAATTTCAACAAATCGTAAATCACCTTCTTCAAGTCCAGCAAGAGCTTTGCTGAGTTCACCAACAGCTTTATAAGGACCAATAAATTTACCTTCTAAGTCAGTTAATTGAACTCCAAATTGTTTTAAATATTTAATAGTCTCAGGGCGTTGAATACGTGTAAATATAGTACGTAAACCAGTAGCAATACTTTCAGCAGATTCTCTAGTCGTTGATCTAACACTAGTAAATAATGCTACAAGCTCATTTAAATCTCCACCAGCTTGCTTGAACACACCACCAGTTCTACGAATGACTGCGATCAAGTCACCGGCTTCTACAGCAAACTGACCAGCCACAGCATTTAAAGAACCTAGCTGACCTTCTAATGCTCCAGCCCCCTGCTTGAACTGATTGAAGATAGCAACAGCGCCTTCAGCCGTTTGAGTGATATCATCAAAAGTAGGAGCCAAGTCAGACTTAGCAAGAGCGTCTAAAGCAACCCTAGTCTGGTTAGCATTTAAACCCGCCTGAGATAGTACCCTACTGACATTTAATAATGCATCTGCTGCAACACCAAAGTTTGTAGAAAGTCTAGTTATTTCATTTGTTAAGTCTCTTAAGTCACCCATTGTCTTTCCGGTAACTTGAGAAATCTTAACTAATTGTCTTTCAAAGGAAATGGCATCTCTTATAGCACCGCCCAGAGTGTTAGTAAATAAACTAACAGCTCTAGTAGCAATAGCTAAACCAGCAAACCTTTTAACAGAAATTTGAAGGCTATCCCCCAAACCTTTAGCTTCTTTATTAGCAGTCTTCATTGAGCCAGAAAGCTGCTGAATCTGTTGTTGAGCTTGCTGCGCACCTTTAGCCTTAACGTTTACATTAACGCTGTTTAATTGACTTTGTAAATTTTTAACTACCTGACCAACATTAGATGGTGGCTGTAATTGTAGTTGTGCAGTTAGTACGAACTTTGACATATTGCCTTTCTTACTAAGCTACACCCTATCCATCTTCTTCCGTGCTTTCCGTGCTTTTTTGCTTTTTAGTTCTTTTGATAGGTTTCTTAGCTTTTGTTTTTGGTGTTAGCTCTTTTCCAGAATCATCTAAATATTTAACAGAAGCTACATAATTTCCATCTTCATCTAGCTTGTTACCATCTTTATCGACTCTGCTACCCTTACCGTCTACATACTGACCTAGTATATTAATTAATCTACCTTCTAAGTCTACAGTTTTTCCATCACTGTTTACTAAGGATAAGTCTTCATTAACAAAATTAAATTCTTTTAAGAACTTATTTTCTGGAAGATTAGATTCAAAATCCTTGTCGATAGAGTACATCATTTCCGCTAAAGCAGAAGCAGCAGCGAATGCAATCTGTCCATCAGACTTTTCATTGTAATCATCTAATGATTTATACACTAATTGACCATCTTCGTTATAAGTGCATTTATATACAAGAAAATCGAATCTAGAGTTATCAGAGAGAGCGTCTGCTGTATTAGCCTCTAGAGCCATTCTCTCAGTAATTAAGTCTCTGAGTTCAGCTCTCTTTTGTCTCATTTCAATAGCAATATCTTTAGCTTCAGAAGCCTTAAGAGTATGAGAAGATTTGCTTCCAATATATAGCTTTCTTTCTAAAGCAGCAATGTCTTTGCTAATTGTGTCTTGCTCAGAGTCTTTAGATTTATCCCATATGCCCTGTTGTCTCATAAACTTTGAAAGTTCTTTCTTAGTCATAATGCCATCCCGCACACATTCAGTCCAGCTTTTAGCCGCAACCCTTTGTGCTTCAGACATAACACTGCTAGAAGGACGTTTTACTGTAATCTTTACAGTTTCGCCATCTCCATCCTCGTTAAGCACAACGTCTACAGTTTTTTCCCTTATCTTTGCCATTTTAATCCTCTTTTCCTTTATTAATAACTGGAATATTGACCTCATACCTTAACCATTCAATATTATATTGAGACAGTTCAGCATCAATATTTCTTGCTTGGTTATTTCCTTTATCTAAAATTTCTGAACGTATTTGTTCATAAATAGCTTTCATCGCCTTTTTGTCTTCTGTCGAAACGCTTTCAGATTCCCATAAAAAACTTAAATGTTGCTCCATACTACTCAGAGCGCCAATCATAGTTGTTTGTATTTTCTTTTTAAGAATTTTGGACAGTCTATCTTTAGAATCTAGTTTGTATTTATCTTGTCTGGACTCTTTATAGTTTTTCCTATCCTCAACCATCTTTTTTAAAGATTCGTCCATCTCACTATCCCCTATGTTTAATATTTTCGTTGACTTGTTGTTGTTGCATTATCTTCTGGTCTGATAATTTATGGTGAGCCACTTTGCCTTCTGATTTAATTTGCTTATCTCTTTCGTTGACAACCCAACGACTTGTTGGTTCGTTCATATCGTATACATCTTGAATATTTGAAGTATCATCTTTTCTAGACATTATGAAAACTTCATCTTTATTAGCTATATCTTTATTAGTCAGGCTATCTTCTAAATGTTTCTTTTTCACTTCTCGTTTTCTCTTTCTACCCTGTTCTATAAACCAACCGTCTAGCATATCATCGTCCCCTATGACTTGATCTGGCGGTACATCCATAGATTCTCTTATATTATCATAGAGCTGAGACCATACTATTAAATTTTTTTGATTACTTGTAAGTTCTTGAAAATCTTTGTTAATAAATAATTTTATTCCAGCACTTTCTCTCATGGACCATAAAGATCTCCAAGGTTCATTTCTAGCTAATTCTCTTATTTGTGAATCTGACATGTTAGTTTGCTGCCATGAATTTATGACACTTGTAACATCATGCTCTTCAAAATCATATAACTCATCCTCTAAAAATGTACTATTTTTTATAATCCAAGAGGTTTTTTCTAAAGCAGCTATGCCCTCGCAAGTGTTAGAGAAATATGAATTTTTGTAGGAAATTTTTTCTATTTTTTTCTTAATTAAGGCTCCTAATACAACTCTTAAAGTTTTTACCTTGTCTTTGTCTGTATAATTTTTAAACATTTCTACCTTAACATCCTCTATGGCTCTGTCTATTTTATCAAGCTCATTATCGTCTGCCCTATGCCATAAACCCTGCTGAATCATCCACTTGATCATCTGATCTTCTGTCATTACTCCTTCGTATAAACTAGTATCGAAAAAGTCACCGTACACTTTTGCTGCTTCAACAGACTGTTCTATGGTCAAAGGCTTTATGACTAAATTAAGTAATTTAATATTTCCAGTTCTTATTGTAGCAATAAAAAACTCCCGCTCATGGTGCTTCATTACAAAACCTCATTTACGGGAGCTTCATGTGAGTTGTTTCCTTTATCGTCCTGATTAAACCTTATTAATCAGAATTATTCGTCTGCTACATTAAGACTTCCAACGTCGGTAAACCCAAGGTCGAAAGTAAATGTGTAAGTCTTGGTAAGAGTTGAGCCAGATAGAGTACTACTAGTACCCACTCTAACCTTGTTTGCGCCATCTGGACCAGATATAACTTGAGCATTAATCTTGCTATAAAGATGATCACAAATATTAAATGCAAGCTCAGTACCGTCATTACTATTTAAGTCACTAGCCACGGTGCTTGTATCACTAACCATCAAACCACTAAACGTTACGGTGTCTAGATCAGCTGTTGGAAAGATACCGCTGGTTCCTGTGATTGGAATTACTGTCGCTGCCATAATTTATTCTCCTTTTGTGTTTTTTGTTAAACTGCTTCTACGTACAGTTCATTGTAAGTACTGTAAGAATATGTTACAGTAGAGTTTCCACCACCAGCATCACCACCACTTAGAGATACTCCAGTAAGCCTGTTCTTGCTGCCAAGATCAATCTTGTAAGCTGCGGTAGCATTACCATTAGTAGGGTTAATCTCATCAAGTTGAATCTTGATGGTTTTATCTTCTGTTACATCTTTAAGTTTTTGAGCCGGAGTGCCACCATCACCCACAATGTCTGGATCATTAGAAGTAGCACCATGAGTTTCATCAAACAGATAACTAACTTCACAAGTTACTTCTGTTGGATATGTAGCAGCCCTAAAGAATGGATATTTATTACCAAGTTCATTTAAGTCTTCACGACCGAAATCAACGCTGACACTAATACTTTGTACCTTATCAACACCGTTGGGAAGGGAGGTATACCCGACAGCTGTTGAAAGTGACTGCCTTTTCATAACAGCTACAGGAGGAGTATCATTAGTCCCAACACTTCCAGCAGCATGAGTTGCCCAATTTTTGTCATTACCAACCACGGAGCAAGATTCAGTTGATGGTCCATCCAAATTAATGGAAATGCTGTAATTACCGATATACATACCAGTACATTCAACACCAGTTTGAACAGTACCTGTGTTTGAATCTTTATTGTCTT